CTAATAGAGGCCGCGGCCGGTCATCACGGCGGGCGGCGCCTCGCGCCCCGGGCGCGATTCGACCGCCGCCAGGGCCGCCGCCGGCCTGGCCGGCTTGGGATCGCGCCCGGCCGCCATCACGGGCGGCCTGTCGCCGGGCGCCGGCGCCCGCTGCGAGGTGCGGCCGGAGGCCCGCCCGGCCGGCGCGGCCGGCTGGTCGTCGAGGCCGAGGCTGAACGGCCGCTCCGGCGGCATCGGCACGCCGCTCCGGGGCGGCGGCGGCGCGGCCCCGACGCCGCGTAGCGCCGGGACGAACGGCCGGGTCGCCGCCATCATCACCAGCGACGGCGCCGGGGCCGGCTCGCCCTGGCGCAGGGTCGCCATCAGGATTCCGTCGTCGGAGCCCTCCAGCGGGGCGCGGCCGACATACTCGACCCGCACCCGGGCCGTGCCGTTGGACTGGAAGCCCAGCATGTCCGCGGCCTTGTTCGACACGTCGATGAGCCGGCCCTGGTGGAACGGCCCGCGGTCGTTGACCCGCAGGATCATGGAGCGGTTGTTGCCGAGATTGGTGACCCGCACATAGCTCGGCATCGGCAGGGTCGGATGGGCGGCCGACATGCTGTGCATGTCGAACACCTCGCCGTTCGCCGTCAGCCGGCCGTGGAAATCGGTGCCGTACCAGGAGGCGAGGCCCTCCGCCCGGTAGTTGACGTCCTCCTCGGGGACGTACATGCGGCCGCCCACCATGTAGGGCTTGCCGATGCGATAGCCGCCGCCGCCCTTGGGGACCGGCTGGCCGGGCTCGACGACGCGCGGGCTCGCGGCGACGCCGTAGCGCGGATCGATTCTCGGAAACAGGCCGCCATTGCCGGCCGAGCAGTGGGCCAGCGCCACGCATGCGCCGGCCGCCGCGCCGACGCGCGCCAGCCGAGCGAGCCGTCCCCTCACCTCCCCCCGGATCATCCGACGAGGATCCCCCCTCCTGCCGCACCCGGCACCAAAGCCGACACGGCGCCCCGTTCCCCCTGAACGAGACGCCCGGCCCGGGCCCGGGGCTTTCGCCGACCATCCGGCTCGACCGAGTCGAACGAGTCGCGAGCGCCCCGGCCGCACGTTACGCGTCCGCAATTGCGCGCGGAACCGAAACACTCTGGCAAGGTAAATGAGCCGGAAAGAAGACGGCGGCGAGGCCCGGCGGGACCCGATCCGGGACCGATTTCGGGGCGGGTTTCGGGACGGGTTCGGTGCCGCCCGCGGGGGGCGTCGCGGCGCGGTGCCGGCCGCCGCCCGGTCGCCGGGGGAGAGCCTCTCTACGCACTAATCCGGGACGGTCGCGGAAGCCGGTTGTTAACGCCTCGCCGCTAGGGTCGCGCCATGTCACGACCGCACACGCCGGAGCCGGCGTGTCGCGACCAGAATGGTCCATGCGCATGCGCCGTGCCCGCTTCCTCAGCCTCGGCCGTTCCCGCCTCCGCATCGCCGCCGGGGTGACGGCCAGCCTCGTGCTGCTCGGCGTCGGCCTCGCGATGCTGCCGCGCCCGGCCGCGACCGGCAGCCACGCCCGGATCGGCCCCGAGGGCACGATCCGGCTCGCGCCCGACGCCTACAAGCAGTGCCAGCGGCTCGGCTTCGACAACCGCAACGGCGAGGTCCGCGACCGCGGCGTCGCGGCCTGCGAGCCGCAGGCCGAGCGCGACACCTCGATCGACCGCATGCAGGCGATCCGCGCCTTCTTCAACCGCCGCTGACCGGGCGTGCCCCGGACCGCCGACTCGGCCGGCGGACTCGGAATCGCGGCCGCGGCGATTTCGCGGCGCAGCGACTTTTTGCGGTGCCCTGATCTGGATCAAAGCGCGCCGCCCCGCCCCGTCCTAGAAACACACCGTTGGCGCCGCTTCACGGGGGTGAGTGGCGCGACGGAATTGGGCGGTCCTCGCGGACCGCCCTTTTTTCGTCGGGCGAGCCTCCGGCCGCCATGCCCTGCCCCGCGCGAGCATTCCCGGCGCGAGCATGCGCGGCGCGCGCGATCCGTCGATCGGCTCGGCCGCCGTCGACGCGGCGAGTGCCGTCATCCCGTCGGCTCCGGGCGCTTGAACTCGATGCCGCACCGCTTGCGGACCGAGACCTGCTCCAGCGCCTGGAGCTCGCCGCGCATGCGGGCGAGCTCGGCCGTGTTGCGGTCGTCGCCGCCGACCAGGAAGGCGGCCGGCCAGAACACCACCACGGCGACGGTGGTGGCGACCGTGTCCTTGGTGCGCTTGCTGTCCTGAACGCCGGCGAGCTCGTTGGCCCGGTGGGCGATGCGCTGGCTTTCCTCCGCGATCTGCGCGCAGGTCAGCGGCTCGTACTGGTACGGCGACACGTAGCTCGGCGCCACCTCGTCCGACCTCGTCGCGCAGCCGGCCGCCAGGGCGGCCGCGACAAGCACCCATGCACGCACGCTATCCCCCCGTTCCGACAATTCGGAATGTCACTGCGCCACATTAGGGACACATTTCGGGGCTGCCAACTGCAAAGTTCACCCCGGCCGCCGCTCTACCAGGACGGGGATTCGGAGCTAGACGCCGGACTAGCTGATACCAACGGCCTCCGGCACTGACTCTCCCGTCGCCCTGAGGTGGCCGCGCGGCGCGCGGCCCTCGAAGGGCGACGGCCCGGGCCGCATCCTTCGAGGCTCGCCGGCGGCGAGCACCTCAGGATGACGGGTCGGGATTCAGGGCCACTGTTATGTCCAGGCGGTCGCACCGTCCGCTGCATCGGTGCGTCACCCGGCCCTCGGCGGCCGGGGCCGCGCCCGACCGGATCGGTCGGCTGCGCGATCGCCCATTCCGGCGCGTCCGGAGGTCTGATAGGAGAAGCCGCGGACCCGGACGGGTGGCCGAGTGGTTGAAGGCAGCGGTCTTGAAAACCGCCAGAGGCGCAAGTCTCTCGTGGGTTCGAATCCCACCCCGTCCGCCAGATCCGCCGCCCAGGATTGGCCGACAGCCGGCACTGCCTCGGCGTGATCTTTGTTCGACTTTTTAGCGCGCAAGTGTAGCGCGCAAAATCGAATGGCATGGCGCGCAAGATCGAGTGGCAGCGGAAATGGCGTGGCTGAAGCGCCTTCGGTCCGACTGCCTCAGCCTCGCTGCCACGCCCCCGGGGCGTTCATCTCCGACCAGCGCGGACGGACGTCGACCCGGCGGCCTCGGGTCCCGCATCGGGTGCAGCGTCCCCGAAAGGACGGCACGGTCCGGTCGTCGGGATACGCGCTGACGTCCAGGGCGGCGCTGTGGTGGCACGCCAGGCACGTCAGCTCGATCGACCGCACCCCGAGCGACCGCATGTTCCCGAGCGTCATGGGCGTTGGTGGTGGGGTCGGCGGCGGCATGCCGAGAGGTTAGCGGGCCGGCTCGATCGGGTGAAGGCGTGCCGCCCCGCTTCCGGGACCTAATCGCCGCCATGAGCCCCCCTCGAAGCGCCGTTCACAGCCTCTTCCAGCCGCCTGCAGGCGACTTCGAAATAGGCCGGGTCCAGCTCGATGCCGACATACGGCAGCCCCCGCGCGACGCAGGCGACCCCGACTGTGCCGGAGCCCATGAAGGGGTCGAGGATCGGCCCCTCCATGACGGCGAGCAGGCCGGCCATCACCTCGACCGGCTTCCCTGCGATGTGGTGCTTCACCCTCGGCACCGGAGCCCGAAACACGCCGGGCGCGACCGGCCCGGCGAGCGCCCGGCTGCCGTTCGACCCCCAGACGGCATATTCCGCCTGGACGCGGTAGCGGCCCCGGTGGGGCCGGCTCCCCTCGGTCTTGTCCCAGGGCACGATGCCCCGCCAGATCCAGCCGGCGCACTGGACCGCGTCGGTGGTCACCGGGAGCTGCCGCCAGTCCGAGAATGTGACCAGCAGACCGCCCGGCCGGACCAGGACCCGAGCCCGGAGCATCCACAGGGTCGACCAGGCCAGGAACGACCGCTGGTCCCGGGTGTCGCCCAGGAACTCGGGAAAGGCTCCCCGCCGGTCGTAGTTCAGATACTTGGCCGAGGTGGCCATCGCCTTGTCGCGGACGTTGCCGCCGCTCGAATACGGCGGGTCGGTCAGCACGTCGCCGACCGACCCGGGCGCCAGGTCGGTCAGGATTTCGAGGGCGTCGCCGAGGTAGAGGGTCGCCGGCCCGATGGTCCGGGATTCGATGGGCATCCGGTCTCTCCAGACGTCGGACGCTCGTGGCGCTCTGGGGAGGGCTCGGACGGCCTCAGCACGTTGAAGGTGCCGCAGCGGCGGCACTTGATCTCGACCGGACCGGCGATGGCGCCGGCGGTCGCACGGAAAAGCAGCGCCCGGCAATGGGCGCAGCGAATGGTCTCCACTGACAATCGATCCGCACTGTGCCACCCATGCACCGCTCGCCAGAGCCGCGACGGGGTGGCGGCCATGTTTGTGCGTCGCTCCGCGGGACTGGTCGCCAAACTCGACCCGCGGCCGGGGACACCCGGGCCCCGTCACGTTCCTCCTCCTTTCGCGGCCGGATCGGCCGTCACGGTGATGGTGGAGAGCACCGGCAGGCCCTTGGCCCAGGTGGTCTCGATGCTTTCGGAGAACCACACCCCGTCGATCCCGTCGCCGAAGTCCTCGGCGATCATCTTGGCGCCGGCCGAGCGGGCCGGGTCGAAGGGCAGGATGAAATGGCCGCCGCCCGTCGCCATGGTCAGCTCGGTCGCCCGGGCCTCGGCCGCCCGCTTCGCCTCGTCCTCGCTCGCTCGGGGGTGGAGCAGTGTGTGGGTCGGCCCCTTCCGGCTGGTCTGGTGCTCGACCGTCTTGCGCCGCCCGGTCTTTGGATCGTGCCAAGCCGCCACCACCTTGCCGTGCCGCGGCCGCGGCGTGCCGTTGATGCGCCAGCCGGCGCAGCCGATCCGGGTCACCCGGATGGGTGGCAGCTCGGCCCCGCCGGCCCCCTTGCCGGAGCCCCGCTTCGTCACGGTCAGCCTCTCGCCGGCTGGCTTGACGATGCCGCCGGCCTCGGCCGCGATCCGGGTGGCGAAGTCGATCGGCGAGGCTTCCCAGCGCAGCACATAGGGCAGCTTGATCGACGCCAGCGCCGGGTCGATGGCGAGCGACAGGCCGGCCGCCTTGGCCGTGTCGTCGAGCACCTCGCGCAGCGTCTTGTCGTCCCAGTGCTTCAGCCCGCCGGCCTTGATCTCCCCCGTCATGGTGGCGGCCCGGGCCTTCATCACCAGGGTCTCGGGACCGTTCTCGCAGCCCGTCTCCCAGTCGTTGATCTTGAAGGCCCCCAGCATCGCCACCCCGGTCTCCTTCCAGCCCGCGATCGGGGTGAGGAGATCGTCCTCGGTCGGCAGCGGGATCTGCCGCCAGTTGTCGTCCAGCTCGATTTCGAGGGTGTCGTTCTCGCCGCCGGCGTTGTCCGTGAACGTCGCCCGCAGGAAGTAGGCGCCCATCGGGCCGGCCAGCAGGTCGGTACCGCCCTTGAACAGCTGGAACACCGGCGTCATGCGTCGCCCCAGATGCGGGTGACGGTCCGGCGGAGCGGCCCGGCCGCCGGCCGCGGCGGCAGCCAGATGACGGTGCCGACCGGCACGATCGGGCCGAGCGCCGCCAGGCCCGGATTGAGGTCGAGGATCGCCTCCACGGTGCCGTTGCGCTCGCTGCCGAGCTCGGCCCTCGCGATGTGGTCGAGCCGCAGGCCGTCGCGGCGGACCGTGTAGAGCCGGTCGACCTCGCTCATGCCAGCCCCCTCATGTGTAGCCCTTCAGCTCGACCGTGAAGGCGACCTTCTTGCCGCCGTAGGTTTCGAGGTCGGAGACCCGCTCGATCGTCACGGTGCCGAGCACCCGGGCCGAGAAGCCGCGGCCCATGCGCAGCATCGGCAGGGGCAGCTGGGCGAACTGGCTCGCCCGGATGCCCTCGTAGTCGGCGAGCCCGCCGATCTCGTCCGGGAACAGCGTGCCGCGGATCGTCATGGTCGGCCGCTTGTGCCCGTGCGCCTGCGCCCCGTCGGTGAGCCCGAACCGGGGCACGTCGACCCACACCGCCTCGCTGCCGGTCTCGATCTCCTGGCCGTTGAGACCGACCACCAGGAACACGTGGGGCCCGAGGGACATCAGCCGGGACATGGTCACACCGTGTCGAACAAGGCGCCGGTGTTGGTGCCGAGCCGGGCGAAGGCACGCCGCACGCCGTCGACGTCCTGCACCCCGTGGAAGTGGACAGGCCCGGCCACCGTGATGCCGCCGCGGCTCGACTGCTTGCCGGGCGCCTTGGCGTCGCCGCCGCCACCGCCTCCGCCGCCCCCGCCACCGACTCCACCCGGCCCCAGGCGCGGCGTGATGGTCGGCGAGACGTTGAAGTTGAGCCCCTGGAAGATCGCCTTGATGCGCTCGACGACCGACTGCGCCTCCGCCTCGGCCTTCGCACCCTCGGTCTTGATCGCCTGGGTCACCCCCTGCATCGCCGCCTGCGCCTTCGCGCCGGCCGTCGGTGGCACGATCTCGCCGAGGTTCGGGGCCGGCGCCATCACGGCGCCGGCGCCCGTCGATCGCTGCCCCTGCAGGGTCGGGTAGCGGCGCCGATAGGCGTCCAGGCCGCGTTGCTGGCGGAGATCGCGATCCGTCACGGTGACGCCGGGCTTTTCGGCGAGCGCCTCGTCGCGCAGGCGGGCTTCGGCCCGCCGCATCCGAGCATCCTCCAGCTCCCGGCGGAGGCGGTCCCGCTCCCACCGCGCGAAGGGCCGCCCCTTGGCGACGCCCGACTCGGCGCCCGACAGCTTGGCGGCGAGGTCGTCGATGTGCGCGTCTTCCCGCTTGCGAATGCCGTCCTTGATCCGATCGTCGAGGCCGGCGTTTCGCTTCTCCACCCACTGCGCATAGTCGGCATAACGCTGGGTCAGCTCTCCGAGCCAGTTCGCGATGTCCTTGAACCCCTTCGAGGCGCCGCTCATCCGGTCCGTCGCCTCGGCCGCGTTCGCGGCCGCCGCCGCGACCCGCTGGTAGTGGCTCTCGATCGTGCCGAGCTGGATCGCGAGGTTGCCCTGCATCGAGCCGGACCACTTCGTCTTGTCGCCGAGGATCTCCAGCATCCGGGTGATCTCGGGCAGCACCTTCGCGGCGCGCGCCGTCTCGTCCCACCATTCCTGGCCGAAGAACTGGACGCCGAACGCGACCTTGTCCTGTTGCTTCAGCTTGTCGAACCGGCCGAGCACGTCGAGGATCGTCCCGCGGGCATTCTTCTCCATTCCGGCGGAGACCTGCTTGGGATCGAGGCCCAGGTACTTCTTCAGCGCCTCCTGCTGCTTGTCGGTGCCGACATGCGCGGCCGCGAGCTTCGAGCCGAACGTGTTCATCCAGCGGGCGGCGACCTCTTCCGGCATGCCGCCCGAGATCTGCGCCGCCGTGATGCCGAGCACCGTGTCGTAGTCCAGGCCGACCGCCGCGCCCGGCGCGGTCGATCGCTTGGCCGCCTCGATCAGTGCGCGCTCGCTCGCCGCGCTCGCATCCGCCAGCGCGTTGACCTTGTCGCCCCAGTCCCGCAGCGTCTGCAGACTCCAGCCGAGCGCCGACTTCATCTCGGCCATGGTCTGCATGGTCTCGCGGGCGCTCGTGTCCCAGGCCTTGCTCGCCATCAGGCCGGTCTCCACCGCTTCCGGCAGCTCCTTGATGTCGATGCCGGCGGCACCGGCGGCGGCCGCCTGCTGGAACGCCTCGGCCGGCTCCATGCCGTACCGGAACGCCATCTTGCGCAGGACGCCCTGCAGCGCCGCGAGCTGATCGGGCGTGCCGGTGACCTTTTTCCGTACCTCGGCCCAGGCCTTGTCCTGGTCGACCACGGTGCGCGCGGCCGCCCGCGCGGCGCGATAGCCGGCGTATCCGGTGCCGATCCCGGCCAGGGCGTCGGCCGTGCCGCCGACCACCACCGGACCGCCGCGGCCCCGCCCACCCGCCGCACCCGCCCGGTCGCGGACCTTCTGCGCCGCTCCGTGCAAGCCGGAGACCGCGCTCTGCGCCTTGCGGGCCGCCGAGGCGGTCTCCAGCAGATCGCGCTTCAGCTTCTCGGGCCCGCGCACCGTGCCGAGCCCCTGCGCCTCGCGCCGCACGGTTCCGAGGTTCTGGCCGGCCTGGCGGGACGCCGTCGAGACGTCGAGGATGTCGCGCTTGAGCTTGTCTGCGCCGCGGGTTCCGTTCAGCCCGGCCGCGGCGGTCTTGATGCCGGCGAGGTCCTTCGCCGCATCGGCCGACCCTTTCTTGAGGTCGTTGATCAGCTTCAGCCGGAGGGCGACGTCGAGGGTGGTCATTCAGGTCCCGCTCACGATCCGGTGGAACGTCCCCCAGGTGTCGTCGTATCGCTCGGCTGCCTCGATCCACCGCAGGATCAGCTCGTCCCAGGGCAGTGCGAGCTGGGCGTCCCAGCCGCCGCCGAAGGTCGCGCTCACGAGCCCGACATAGGCGCTCCAGTCGCGGAGGTCGGCCCGGACGAGGTCGCCGCGTCGGCCGTGCCGGCCAGCGTCGCGGCGAAGACGCGCGGCAAAAAACGGTTGCAGGCCTCCGTCACCCGGCCGCCGTCGTCCTCGTCGAGACCACGCAGCTCGCCCACCGTCAGGCCGGCCTGCGCCGCCCACACGGCCCACAGGCCGTGCTCGGCGAGCGCGCCCGAGTCGACCACCTCGGCCACCTCGGCGACGGTGAGCCGCCGGACCGTGATGGTCTCCACCACGTTGCCGTCGCGCTCGAAGGGCCAGTCGAGCGCGATCACCTCCTCGCGCGCCCGCCCTTTGAAGGCGAGCCGCTCGGCGGGCAGCGGCCGGGCCGCGGCGGGCGCCGGCGTCTCGGTCGCCGGCGCCGCGCCAGCCGGTGCGGACGCGCCGGACCGCCTGGCGTGGTCGGGCGAGCCCGGCGGCGGCGCCACGGGCGTTAGGCTCCGTTCGACATCGATCGGGGAAGGAAGGTCGTCGGACATGGGGGCTCCTTGAACACGCTTCGAAGAGGGTTTCGGCCACCTCAAAGGCGGCGCCGGCTCAGCCGGAGATCCGCAGGATGCGGTTCTCCTCGGAGCCGATGTCGGTGCCGTAGCCCTGCCAGCGATTGGTCCAGAACGAGAAGGCGGCGATGATGCCGTGGCCCTCGATCACGTCCTCGTAGTCGGTGATCGACTTGATCTGGTAGCCGTAGCCCTTGAGGCCGCGCCCCGACATCTCCTCGGCGTCACCCTCGGAGAACAGGCCCCGCATGGTGATGATGCGCTCGCGCTTGGTGCCGGCCTTCTCGTCGGTGATCAGCTCGTAGATCGTGTAGAGCCTGCGCTGCCCGAGCCGCATGCCGAACTGGCCGAGGATCTGCGGGTTGGCCCCGATCAGGTCGAACGACAGGACGAGCGGCTCGATCGCCCCCAGCGGCACCTCGATGTCCATGACGCCGCCGCCCGGAAGGTGGTTCTCGGTCTTCACCTTGGGGAACGGCAGCTTGTAGCGCTTGAGCGAGAGGAAGGTGTTGATCCCCTCGCAGTAGAGATTGCCGGCGAGCCTGACGTGTTCCATGGGCGTGCTCCTTGGTCGGCGGGCCGGGTCAGTACGTGCCGGTCACGGGCGTGAGGTTGCCGAGCGCCTGCTGGATGTCCGAGGCCAGCACGTCGAAGGCGGCGAGATACGGCCGCATGCCGATCTGCAGGTCGGAGATCGGCGGCGTATTCTCGTGCGGCAGCTCGATGCGCAGGATGCCCTGGCGCATGTTGGCGTTCGGGTTGAGCCCGCGATCGAAGTAGCGCGTGTAGCCGACCACGACGCCCAGCGAGACCAGCTCCTCGAGGAAGTACTCGATCGTCTTGACGATCATCAGGGCGTTGTGGGCCGTGAAGTTCTCTCCCCGCCACTTGCGCAGCGCCGCCGGCAGGCTCGCCCGGATGGCGTTCTCTGTGCGCACCTTGTTGACGAAGCGCCAGTTGGTGTCGTTCGACAGCGTCTCGGAGCCGAACAGCTCCTTGCCTTCGATGAAGGTGTTGACGCCGGCATTGATCAGGAAATTCGCCTCGTGGTCGATCTCGCCGTCGTAGTAGGAGACCGGCCGGGCCGTGCCGACGATCGCCGAGGAGGTCTGGTTCTCCGGCGACCAGTACGGGCCGCCGCGCTCGCGGTCGCGCTTGGCGAACAGGGCCGCGACCGTGGTCGAGGCCGGCCGGGTCAGGATGGTGTCGTCGGAGCCGTCGAGCACCACGAAGCGCCGCACCGCCGGGTCGATGGCGTAGAGATAGCGGCCGTTGTCGCGCTTGAGCCGCTCCGCCCACAGGGCGGCCTCGACGCGGCCGAGATTCGGCGCGTCGCAGATGCCGATAGCCAGCAGCCGCTTGGCGATCGCGCTCATCGCCAGGGCCACCGGGTTGGCCACCGGGCCGGTCGCGACCGTGCCGGCCGCACCGGTGCCGTCGCCCTCGATCGTCATGGTGACGGCGCCCGTGATGCCGAAGCCGGCGTCGTCGATCTGCACGCCGACCACCTTGCCGCCCTGGACGATCGCCGTGCCCTTCGGCACCACCTGGGCGCCGGGCGAGGCGAACGTCACGGTGGCGGCCGTGTAGCCCGAACCCTGGTCCGTGATGGTCGCCTGGGTGGCGCCGATCGGCGAGTCGTTGCAGTAGCCGGGCGCCAGGATCAGGCCCGGCCGCACCGTGGTCTGGGCGCGCGCGTCGAGCAGACCCCACAGGCCGGTGCGGTCGGAGGGGTCGCCGATCACGGCGCCGAGCTGCTCGTTGCGGGTGGTCTTCTTCTCGATCCGGCGGATCAGGATGCTCGGGCTCACGCCCTCGCCGAGGATGTCGTCGATCGCCGGCGACAGCTCGCCGGCATCGCCCAGCTTGGCGAGTTTCTCGGCTTCGTCGCCGTAGAGATGGACGGTCGTCTCCAGAGGGAAGATCGCCGGGTTCGCCTCCTCGGCCGTGGCGACGATCGTGATGGTCGAGAAGTCCGGCACCTGGACGGTGCGGGCGTCCTCGCCGACGTCGACGAAGCGGACGCCGTGGTTCTTGGTGAGTGCGGCCATGCCGAAGAGCCCTTGACGGAGACCAGATCGAGGGCGAGGCTAGACGCGCATCGGATCGGGCGGGCCGCTGACAGGCGTCAGCGGCCCGTGTCGCTAGAGGGGCCCTCGTCAGAGGGCCGCGGCGGCCCGGAAGAAGTTGTCGCACGCCTCGGGCGTCATTCCCCGGGCGAGCCGCACCGCCTCGGTGAGCGGGTGGGTCCGCTGGTACACGGTCGCTCCGGACAGGATCATCTCGGCGGAGAAGCGCTCGCCCGGGTCGGCGATGGTGTCGACGATCGCCTGCAGGGCGGCCGGGATGCTTCCGGTCTTCACGGCCGCCAGCGCCTCCGCCTGGGTGACCACGCCGTCGATCGCGAGCTGTTGGAAGAACTGGCGGTCGCTGATGTCCGGCACGGGGTCCGGTGGCGGCACGTAGGGCGCCACCTCGTAGGTGCCCTCCGCCATCGCGGCCCACACGGCCTCGGCGACCGGCGCCGGATCCGAGTGCGACAGCGTGAACGGGAACGGCTCGCCACCGTCGACCGACACATCCATGTCGATCAGGCTGCTGGTGGGGTCGGCGTAGCGGAGATTGCTGATCGCGAGGTTCATCTCAAGCGATCCTCACGAAGTAGCCGACTTCAGTGTAACCGACAGTCCCGCCGCTGATGTTCTGCCACGTTCCGCTCAGACCCGGGTTGTTGTTGGTGAGGGGATCGCCAACGTTACGGAGCATGCGGAGGTTACTCCCAGCGATGGTCGCGTTGTTCGCCGTCGTGTTGCCGGTCCCGCCGACGACGATGAGGACCAGGGTCGAGCCAACCTTGAAGTCGTTCGACGCGGTGGGGATCGGCTGGCCGGTGGCCGGGGCCAGCGCCGCGATGGCCTGCGCGGTCTTGAGCGGCGTCATGATGGTCGTGTCGTTGACGCCGGCCTGGGCTTGAGCCGTGGAGGATGATGCGCCCGGCGAGAGTGCCCACGCATCCCACACGCCCCCGACACGGTGCCTCTGGTAATAGCCGAACCCTCCGGCGGCGACGCGCCATAGGGTTTGGCGGATGCCGGCCGCGCCCATCGTCACGACCATGCCGATCAGCCCGATACTCTCCGGACTGTTCAGGGCAGTGGCTCCGTCGGAGTACCACCACCCGTTTTCGGTCGCGGCGTTCCAGTCGGTCGTCAGCTTTGCCGCGGCCCCGAGACGGCCTGTCAGATTGGAACCGTCGGCTTCTGCGAGACCGCTGTTCGCGAGCGCAGTGACGGCAGCCGCCGCGTCGGCGTCGGCGAGGCGGTCGAGGCCGAACGCTCCCGGCGTCGTGCCTCGCAGCGTGTCGGCGTCGAGCCCCGAGCCGCTGCCGTCGACGGTCAGCAGCTTCGCCAGCACGCTCGCCGCTGTGAAGGCTGCGGCGTCGAGCTTGGCCGCCAGGGCTGTCCCGATCGATGCGTTCAGCGCGGCGAGGTCGCCGTCCACCTGGTCGGCCAGCGTCAGGTCGAGCGCCTGCACGGCGCCGCCCGGCCCGCGCCAGAACAGCCTGCCGTCCGCCTCGTTGATGGCGATCTGGCCGCTCTCCAGGGCGGCCGGCACATGGCCCGCGATGGTCGAGCGCAGGAGCTTGATCTTGGCTGCCATCTCAGAACGTCCCGTCGTCGATGCCGCCGGCGACCAGCTCGTCCACCTGGTGCTGGGCCGCCGTGACGAAGGCGGCGACCTGGGCGCCGGCCGCCGCCACGAACGAATCCACCTGCTGATCGGCCGCGGCGATGAACCCGTCCACCTGCTGCTGCGCGCCGGCCACGAACGTATCGACCTGCTCCTGGGCCTGCGCGATCGCCACCGGGATGCCGTCCCGCAGCGCGACCAGGTCGGCGGCGATCGGCGCGATCTCCTGCTCGACGAAGCGCACGGAGCGGTCGACCACCTCGCGGGCGGCCGTGTCGATCACGCTGTCGCGCTGCTCGAGCCGGTCCAGCCGGAGATCGACGTCCTGCCGGAACGCGTTCTCGGTCTTCAGGACCTCGGCGACCCCGGTGACGCGGTATTCGCTCTCGAACTTCCGCGACATCGCCGGCTCACCCGGTCGGCTGGTCGGCGACGGCGCCCCAGCGCACCACCTTGCCGGCGTGCTCGCTCGCCAGGAGCCGGGTCAGCAGCTCGCCCGTGACCTCGGTGCGGGACAGCGGCCCGAAGCCGGCGCCCGCGAACCGGAAGCGGGTCAGCGCCTCGACCCGGTAGTAGGCCGCGGGCTCGACGGTGACGATGCCGGCAGGGCCGGCCGGTGCGACAGCCGCCGTCTCGGCGGTGGTGGAGGCTTTCTTGGCCATGGGATCACTCCGCGTAGTGGATGCGCTGCTCGACGTGGAAGGTCGCGCGGGCGTTGTCGGTGGTGCCGCTGAACCGGACCTTGCAGGTCGAGATGGGGGCGCCCGTGAAGTCGAACGTCCAGATCATGTCGACCGCATCGGCGCGGACGAGGCCGTCGGCGCCGATCACGGGCTTGGTCTCCACGGCCGCGTGATCCTTCACGCTGGCATAGTTGGCGCCGTGCAGGATCTTGGCGGCCAGCGTGTGCCGCGCGGCCTCCCAGGCCCCGATCGTCGCCCGCACCGTGAGCGACGTCACGGCGGTGCCGAAGGCTATGACGGTGGACGGGTGCTTCATCGCGACCGCGGCGCGGAACACCTCGATCTCCGAGGCGCCCATGTCGATGATCGGCATGACCCACTGGTTGCCGGTGAGCACCACGCGCCAATCGTAGTAGGGCGTGACGCCGGCGCCGAACAGCGTCTCGTCGCCCTCTGGCGCGACGATCTCGCGCCAGGCGCCGCCCACTTGGATCTGCCAGGCGACCGCGGTGTTGGCCGGGCTCAGAGCCGCGGTGCGCAGCCGCATGTTGTGGATGCCGCCGTCCAGATTGAGGCCCTGCAGCAGCACCGGCAGCGAGGTAACGTCGAAGCGGCAGTACTTCACCCCGAAGCACAGATCCTTGGTGAGATCGCCGGCGAAGAACGAGCCGTCGGTCGACTCGAAATACGTCCCCTGCAGGAACTTCTGGCCCTCGGCATTGGCACAGTAGACCTCGCCCGTGGTGGCGAAGATGATGCCGTACATCTTGCCGGCCTCGGCCAGCACCGGGATCGGGAACGGGAACGTGGTCGGCTCCGGGAACACCTCGAACTCGGTGGAGGCGAGCGTGCAGGTCGCGAGCATCCGGCCCTTGTTCGGCTGGCCGCTGTCGAGGCACTCGACCAGGGTCGCCGTCACCTCGGAGCCGGCCGACCAGCGCTCGATGGCCAAGAAGGCGGCCGGGATGAAGCGGTCCTGCGCCTGCAGCCAGGTCTGCGCCTTCACCACGCCGGCGATCGTGTGGGTGACGGGCGCATAGACGTCGTAGGGCTGCTCGACCGTCGTGGTCCAGAACTTGCGGACGCGCTTGATCTCGTGGCCCTGCCAGCCGGCGTTCCCGACCGTGCCGACCACCTCGTAGGTCTCGTCGCCGATCCGGAAGATGCCGGCCGCCGGATCGTACTGGCCGGAGAGCCACCAGGAGACGTTCTCACAGACGTTGAAGTAGTCGCCATAGGCGAGCTCGGTGCGGCTCATGGTGAGCTGTGTCAGCTCCATGGTCTGGTAGGTGGTGCCGCCGAGCGCGACGGTGCCGGCCCGCTCCCACAGCTTGATGCCGTCGACCGCCGTGTATTTGGGGCAGATCAGGCCGGCCGCCGCGTGGCGCAGGTTCTGGTCGTTCGGGTTGTAGAGCGCGATGGCGCGCCGGTCGAAATTCGCCAGCGGGAAGCGGATGCCTTCCAGGACGCGCGACTGGTAGTCGATCGAGGCCGTGTCGGTCTCGTCCGTGGTCAGGAACCGGTCGGCCCCGTAGGGCACGCCGGTGTCCGGCACGGCGAGCAGGTCCTTCACGGTGGCGACGTCGCCGGCGAGCGTCCGGAAGGCCTCCCACGACACGCCGTTGCGCAGGCGCGCCGCGAGCGCGGCGAGGTCGTTGCGCAGTCCGGCGATCTCCTGGTCGACCAGCGCGAAGCGCGCGTTCAGCGCCGTGTAGGCGGTGGCGAGCGCGTCCAGCTCGGGCGCCTCGTTCTCGGTGCGCCGCGTGATCGTCTCGATGCCGCCGGTGCCGATCAGCACGTCGGCGATCGCCACGGTGCCGATCGGGATCGACGGCTTCACCGGGATGACGCTCGGCGCGCCCGGATAAAGGGTCAGGATCGCGTTGCGCACGCGGGCCCGGGCGCCCGACTGCGGCACCTGCTGGATCGCCGTGCCGCCGCCGGACTGCGGCACCTCGCGCTCGTAGTTGCGCGCCTCGATGTAGCCGTCGTCCTCGCGGCCCTGGCCGATCAGCGTCACATAGACCTTCTGGCCGGCCAGGAACGGCACGTATTCGGCGACCGACAGGGTCGCCTCGGCCTCCATGGCGTACATGGCGCCGACGTCGTAGATGCGGCCGGCCGAGACGGCGATCGCGGTGTTGCCGCTCGGCGTCACGGTGAAGCCCTTGAACATGCGCCCGCTCACGAGCAGGTCGTCGGTGAGCCGGGTGATGCCCTCCTGCGGCCACAGCCCGACCCGAGCCATGTCCTCGGCCGTGCCTTCCTGATCGAGGTCCCAGGTGACGCGCTTGTACATTCGGGTGGCTCCTGTTGTCTGGTCGCCGGTCAGCGGCGAACCACGGCCCCGTACCGCACGTCGTCCGGCATGCGCGCCAGATCGGCGTAGGTGAGAGGTCGCAGCGAGTTGATGTCGAGGGAGAGCGTGTCGCGGGCCGCCGGCGTGACGGCGAGCGCGTTGACGATCTCGGCGATGCGCGCCTCCGGGCCGGCCCGCAGATAGCGCCCGCGCGGGAAGGCGTGCTTCGCCGGCCCCGCGATGTGCACCAGCACCGAGGCCGTGAACGGGGCGCGGCGGATGCGGGTCTTGCCGATGCGGTTGCGCATGCGGCCGAGCGCCGGCGACGAGCCGTCGGCGAGGCGGATCGACAGATAGGCCTGCTCCTCGGCCCGGTTCGGCTGGATGCCGCGGCCGCGCAGTGGCCGGCCGACGAACCAGCCACGGCCGGCCGGCCGGGCCTCCCACATCCGGCGCGGCACCGTGTCGATCGGCGTCAGGCCGGGCGAGACCGCGTTCGGGAGGAAGGCGTCGCCGCCGCGGGTGAACGACAGCGCGATCACGCGCTGGCCGGCGAGCGTGCCGTCGGCGAGGAACCGGCCGCGCAGGCGCTTGCCCACCTGCACGGTGTCGCGGCGCGGACCCGGGATGACCAGGCGCTCGGGGTCTTGAAGCAGGCGGCCGGAGGCGTCGATGCGCACGCCGGCGAACACCAGGCGCTGCACGGCGCCCTCGCGGCGAAGCTCGGCGCGCCACCGGCCGAGCACGATGCGCTCGGCCGAGCCGACCCGGAACCGCCGGCCGATGAAGCGGCCCTTCAAGGTGCGTTGAACGATGGTGCCGTCGGCCTGCAGGACCGGCACCGGGGCGTAACGGACCGGATAGTCGGCCGTGTAGATGCGGATCTCGGGAAGCCCGTCGAGCCACGCCTGGTGCGAAGCCTCGCTCGGCCCGGCTCCGACGAAGAACGCGTGCCGCGGCAGCCGCGCCCGCACGAACTCGGCGTCGACATAGCCGACCGCCATGCGATAGCCCGCGACCGTCGTCTTCGCCTCGTGGAAGGCCGGGCTCTCGGCGATCACCTGGCGCTTGCGGTGCTCGGGCCAGGCCGGGTTCCAGATGTCCACCGACCAGGCCCAGGCGAGCAGCGGCAGCTGCGCGGCCGGGCAGGTCCACGGATCCCACAGCGTGCGCAGGAGCGCGGCCTTCTCGAACAGGTCGGGCCAGCGTGCGGCACTGACCAGGCTGTGGGTGCGCTCGGCCGCGCCGGCGATCGGCAGAAGCGAGGGGAACTCGGTCATGCGTCGATCCCCCACGAGACCGTGATGGACGAGACGAACGGCGCCCCGTCCTCGCCGCCGGCGACGTCGGCCGCCGGCTCCAGCACGTCGACCTTGCGGACCGCGCCCGACTTGGCGACGGCGCCGACGGCTTGCGCGTGCAGGGTCTCGCCGATCTTGTGGCGCTCGGCCGCGAGCGCGGCGATCGCCGTGGCAGCCGCCGCCACGGCGACGGCCGGGTCCGGCCCGCGCGGCACCCACAGCTTCACGCGCGCCGCCGTGGCCACGATCCGGGCCGGCCAGACGGTCACGATGTCGGTCGACTGCGAGCCGGCCTCGCCGTCGAAGGCGCCTTGAAGGTCGCCGATCAGCGTCTCGGGCGCCGTGCCGTCGCCCTCGCGGGCCAGCACGATCAGGTCGATGCGGCCGCCGGTCCGGCGCAGCGCCCGCACGTGCTTCACGCGGTCGCCGTAGAGCTTGCGGACGCGCCACTGATAGCCGCCCGGGGTGAGGCCGAAGAGCGGCCGCGCCTCGTCGGAGAGCTGGGCACGGGCCCGGTACTCGTCGTCCGACTCGGCCACCGCGTCGGCCCCGCCGGCCGCGCCGGACAGGACCAGGCGCTGGGTCGCCTTGTAGGTGATGGCGAGGTGGTCGAGATCGGCGCCGACCGCGGTGCCGAGCCGCAGCGCGTTCGCATGCTCGTTGATGGCCTGCAGGACGTTGATCTCGCCGAAGGCGAATTCCTGGGCCAGCACGACGCCGGCGTCGAACTGCGTCACCGGATCGCCGGCCGCGTCGATCACGTCGAAGACCGGCAGCGACGGGTTCGCGGCGCGCGCGGCGTCCCACCTGGTCTTGAAGTCGAGGAGCCGCGCCCGGAGGGTCGCCTCGAAGTCGATCGCCGTCAGGGTCGGTGCGCCGATGCGGGAGAGGTCGAGCGTGTCGGCCGTGTAGTCGGTCATGAGACGGCCGCCGTTCCGCGGGCCAGCGCCGTCACCGGCACCCGCACGTCGGCGTCCTCGGCGACCGAGTAGTCGCCGAGATGGCCGAACGGGTAGAACACGTAGGAGAACACGAAGGCGATCGCGCCGTTGCGCCCGTCGGTGAGGGCCGGCTCGATCTTGCGGAACCGGATCGCCGGCTCCTGGCTGTGCACGGCCGTCACCATCTCGGCATAGGCGCGCAGCACGTTGGCGGCCGTCAGGTTCTCGCCCCGCAGCGGCGCGAGATCCGCGCCGAGGTCGAGCCGCATCACCCGGGTGCCGATGCGGGTCGCGAGGATGCGCCGCACGCAGCTCTCCGCGTGAGCCCGGCCGCGCAGCAGGCGGCCGGTCTCCGGGTCGATGCCGGTGCGGGTGGTCCTCGCCGCCATGGTCAGGGCTTCCGGCCGGGCTTGGCCTGCGCGGGCTCTTCGACGGGCGCCGCCGGCGCGACCACCCGTTCGAGCCCGCCCCAGGGCAGCTCCGCCTCCGCCTCGCGCTTCGTCAGCGCGACGATCTCGCCGACCGCGCGCATGCGCCCGCCGATCGGCCGCCGCGTCGTGATCCGGTACTGCACCGTGTCGCTCATGGGTCTCTCCGTTCTCACGCGTCGCCGCCGCCCTCGGCGGCGGGCGATGCCATGGCGGCCGCCCAGCCGCCGCTCTTGTCGGACTTGGCGAAGACCTTGTGCTGCGGCTCCGCCGCGGCACCGCTGACCAGGATGACGGGCTCCTCGCCTGCCTCGTCCTTCGCGCCCACGGCCAGGTGCGTGTCGCCGACGGTGTGGACCTTCTCGCCCTTCACGTTGGCGTGGCCGGGCTTCAGCTCGATCTCGCTGTCGCCCGACTGCGCCGCCACGGTGGCGGGCGCCTTGACCAGGATGGTCTGGTCGTTGAGGACGATCCGGGTCTCGCCGCGCTCGATGATCAGATCGTCGTCGCCTTCGGGCGCGGGATGGTCGTCGTCGAAGGGGCCGCGGATCGCCCACGAGCCGGTGCCGAGCACGCCCGAGGGCGACAGCACCATCATGCGTTCGCCGACCACCGGCTTGACCTTGATCTTCAGGTCGCCGCCCGAGACCGGCTGCACCGGCACCCACGGCGATTTCACGACCGCGCCGGTGTCCGGGTCCTTGCCCAGCTCGGTGCGGACCTGCCAGTCGTTCTTCTCCTTGCGGACCTCGGTCACCTTACCGGACAGCACCACGCGAGCGAGGCGCTGGTCGACGTCGACGAGGCGCGCTTCGAGGCGGCGCAGATACGTCTCCAGGCGGCGCAGATTGGGATCGCTGCGGCCCGTCATGCCGGCCCCCCGTCGTCGATCGCCTCGGCCGTGCCGTCCCGCACCGCCTCCATGCCGGAGACCAGCACGCGGACGAGCGGGTCGGCCCCGAAGCCGAACAGCGACTGCTCCCAGGTGACGGCGTAGAAGGCCGCGCCTTTCCCGAAGGTCTCGGAGGTGAACAGCGGCCGCGCCTCGGCCTTGTCGGGCGACGTGATGCTCTGGAGCCCCCAGCGCGCCGTCTCCCAGTCGGCCAGCACGTCGAGCACGCCGTGCGACAGCGCGAAGGCGACCTCCTGGCGCGGCGTCGCACGGGCCGGCCCGTTCGGGCCGGCAAGAGCGACCGCCATGTCCTCGGTCACCACATAGGCGGCGCACTCGACCGTGAGGCGCCACGAGCCGTCGACCACGATGGGGCCGCGCCAGCGGGTCAGCGCCACCGCGATCATGGGCGGCAGAAAGACCTCCTTCTCGATCAGGTCGGACACGTCGATCCGGCCCGGATGCGAGCGCACCGTGACGCCGGGAAACAGCGGCTTCAAACCGGCTTCGACCGCTGGCAGGAAACCGACCAGGCGCGAGGCCGCGAGCCGCTCGGCGATGGTCGCGGGCGCGATCACGGCGCACCTCCGCCGGCAGCTCCGCCGACGAGCCGCCCGAGCCAGTCGGTCGCGAGGCGCTCGACCTTCTCGCGGTCCTCGGCCGAGAAGCCGACGAAGGGCCGCGCCGGGATCGTCACCTTGCGAGCGAACACGGTCCTGCCGCCGACCTTGAAGGCGAGGCGCTGCGCCGTCTTCGGCGTGATGGTCGCGCCGTCCTGGTGCACGTGGGCGTACTCCCAGGACGAGCCCACCTCGACCTGGTCGCCGCCGACGATGAACGCGATCGAGTCGAGGAGATGCCGGCCGCTCTGCAGCAGGATCGAGGTGCCGGCCCGGTTCGGCGGCCACGCCGCGCCGTCCGGCGAGGTCTTGGTCTCGCTGATCCGCTCGCGCGTCGAGCTTTCGAGGAGCCCGCCGATATCGGTCAGCAGCTCCTCGGTTTGCGCGGTGTCGAGCCGCGAGGTCAGCGCGTTGAGCTTGTCGAGGCCTGCGGTGTCGACGACGATCGCGATGCTCATCACCAGCCTCGCAATCGGTCGCGCGTGAACAGGCGCTCGTTGCTCACCACGATCGCCTCGTTCGGCGACACGCTGCCGGCGGGCTCATCCGCGCCGCCGGTGCCGCCGCCGCCCGGCCCGTCGAAGGTCAGCGCGGCGTTGCCCTTGGCGATCGCCTGCAGGCGCGCGATCGCGACGTCGTAGCGCTCCTTGATCCGCTCGTTGGAACGGCCGAACGACAGCGCCACACGGTAGAGCGCGATGTCGATCGTGTAGATGCGCAGCGTGGCGCGGCTGTCGTCGTCGATGCGGGCGAGCTCGTCCCGGGTATAACGCGCCGACAGGATCGCCCGCACCTCGGCCGTGCCGTCGTCGAGCCCGGCCGTGATGCGCGCGTCGTCGCGCTGCCGCGAGGTCTCGTCGGCCGCCAGGATGGTCGCCTCGGACGGATAGCGGGCCAGCACGTCGGCGAGGGTCGCGAAGCTCATCGGACACCCCTAAGCGTGGCCTGGACGGCCGCGAGCGCGGCGACGAAACCCTCGACCGTCGCGCCATCGGAGATGGCTGCGGCTTTGGCTCGCGCGATGATGTCGCTCAGCCGGGTCACCTCGACCTCCAGCGCGGAGATCCGCGCGTCGCGCGCCGCGATGATGCCCTGGGCGACGCGGTGCAGGGCGGCCGGCTCGTCGGCCATGGGGGTGCCGTCGGTCATTTGTGCAGGCCGAGTTCGTGGGGCACGCCCAGATCGACGATCACCGGTGGGCGCGCGGCGACGCGCAGCAGCGCGAGCAGCTCGTCGGCGAAGCCGAGCGCGAAGCTCATGTCCTTCGCTTCGTCGACGTCCGCGGACGTCGCGACCCGCTCTGCGACCTGGCGCAGCGTCACGCCTCCGGCGAACGCCTTTCGGCCGGCGTCGTAGCTCGCGTCGTCGAACTGAACGGGCATGCGGGGCTCCTCGACCTGGTCGGCGGACGGGAGGCCCGCACCGGCCTCCCGCCGCCTGCCGCTGGAGCGACATCCCTCCATGGGCGCCCGGGCTGGTGCGGCCCGGACCGTCGCTCGCTCGGGTATGAGTGGCCGGGGCGCGGACGCCCCGGCCATGGCCCTTCCGGACCGAGCGTCCCGCACCCCCGTGACGGGACGCGAGAGATCAGAGGTCGGCCGTCACGTCCTCGCCGAGCACGCCGGCCGCCTGCAGGGCCGGGATCTCGGCCGGGAACAGGCCGACCCGATCGCCGATGGCGTGGAGCGCGCCGTCGAGCAGCAGCGGCGACAGCACCAGGAAGAACCGCGGTGCCGCGGCGGCCGCGGGCGCCGGGTCGTCGCCGGCGGCGGGTGTGGACCCCGCCGCCGGTTCCGGGGTGGACGGGCTCTCCGGTGGTGCATCGGTGGTTCGCGGGTCGTCGCCGGCCGCTTCGACCGGCGCGGCCGTGGTCTCGGCCGGCGCAGCGGCCACGGCGGGATCGAGAGCCGTGTCGGCCGACTCGGGCGCGGATGTGGTTTTCTTCGCCATGGCGCCGCTCCCGTCACGCGACCGCGTTCTGGATGAAGTAGCCGACGTCCTTGGCGACGATCAGCTCCTTCACGCGCTCGCCGGTGCGGATGCGCACGCCGCCCTGCAGGCCGACATCGGGATCGACGATGCGGCCCGAGATCTTGGTGCCGTACTGCGCCGTGAGGCCGAACGTGATGCCGCTCTCCGGCCGGGCGATCGGGTTGATGTGCAGGAGCGCGAGGTTCTTGCCCCAGGCGCGCGAGAGGTTCGCCGGCTGGCCCTTGCGGGCGAGGTCCACCCAGGCCTCGCCGACCAGCACCTTGCCGATCTCGAACAGCGCCGCGAACTCGGCCCGCGTCACGATCCCCTTGTTGGTGAGATTGCCGCGGATCGCGTTGACGATCGCCGGGTGCGACGAGAGCTTGGACCAGACGGCGCTGCCCATCACCATGGTATTGGGCCGGTAGACCAGCGTGCCCTCAAGGCCGGCCTTGATCACGGCGATCGGATCGGAGTTCGCGTAGTCGGAGAACTGCGACCCGCCGGCGAGCGTGATGCGACGCGCCGGCGCATAGGTGTCGAGGGCCTGCACCTTGGCGGCGACGCGCACCTCACGGGCGTTCGCCATCAGGTCGGCCAGCATCATGGTGGCGTGCGCCTCGGGATCGAAGGTCGACACCTGCCGCTCACGCGCCTTGCGGGCCTCGTCGATGTCCGAGTTCGGGATCGGGTCTTCGAGGCCGTGATCGTCGACCTCGCTGGTGCGCTGCTCGCCGCCGAACTCGACCTGGTTCACCCGGCCGCGGCGGCCGACCAGCGTGTCAGGCACCGAGAAGGCGTCGGCGAGCGGGTACTCGGTCCAGGAGAACTTCTCGGCGCCGACCGGCACGCGCGGCAGCACGTCGTCGGCGATCAGCGTTTGGGCCGGATTACGGTAGGCGATCGCGACCGCGGTCAGCACCGGGTCGACGACGAAGGGACGGACGGGAGCCATGGGCGGGCCTCGTGCGGATGCGGCGATCAGGCCGGGGTGATGACGCCGATGCCGACCAGCACCGGGATGATGTCGTCGGCGACGCCGGGCGCCTGGGCGATCGCGCCGTAGACGCGGGTCTCGCCCGCGGCCGGCACGCACTTGATGCCCTTGCCGTCGGCATCGGCCGTGAGGAAGTCGCCGGCCGAGACGGTGCCGCCGAGGCGCAGCTCGGCGAGGCCGACCTGGATCACGTCGGCCATGCCGCCCTGCGGCGCCCCCATGCTGTCCGAGACGCCCACGAGGGGGCTCGTCGCGGCGTTCGCCTGGGCGACCGAGCGATCGACGGCCGGCGCCGCGAACTTGACGAAGCGGAACGCGGTGACCGCGGCGGCGGCCGGGAAGGACTTGATCAGCAGCGCGCTCACGCCCGGGCCTCCTTCTGGTCGGCTGCGCCGACGCCACGGGCGCCGGCATTCGCGGCGACGGAAACGACCGCCTCCGCGATCGAGATGGTCTGCCCGCCCTCGGCGAGCTTCTTCTGGTAGGCGGTCGCCTGCGCGGCGAGCGCGGCCGGGTCCGGCGCGGCGTCCGCGTCGGGCGCTCCTTGCGCGTCGAGCCCCGACGCCTGCAGGCCGGCCGGCGTGGCGGCGATGAGCTTCTCGACGGCGGCGAGGCCGTCGTCGGTGGCGCACAGGGCGACGTAGTGGTCGCGCTGCGCCGGGACGATCTTCTTCGCCTTCAGGGCGCCTTCGATCACGGCGTCGACGCGCGTCTTGCGGTCCGCCGCCTGCAGGGCGGCGAGCTGCGCCTGCGCGGCCGAGAGTGTCGCCAGCGCCTGGTCATGCACGGCCTTGTCGACCTTGCCGGCGGCCGCCGTCCGCTCCGCCTGCAGGGTTCCGATCGCCGCGAGGCACGCGGCCTCCTCGGCACCGTCCGCCAGGCCGAGGGCCTGGGCGATGGCTTTGATCATGCGTCTCTCCGTGTGGTGAGAAGGATCGGGGCTCCGGGCCGGCACAGCTCCCGCGGCCGGCACGGCTGCCGCGATCGCCGCCATGGCGAGCGCGGGTGCGGCGACGAGCGCGACCGAATGCAGCCAGGTCGCGAGGCCGGCGTCGGTGTGATGGAAGGTCGGGGAGACGAAGCGGTGCGTGCGCGCCGCCAGGACGGCTTTGCCGGCGTCGAGCAGCTCGACGCGCGCCCACAGCCCGTCCGGCCGCGCCTCCAGGGCCTTGATCCAGCCGACCGCGTCGGCCCGCTCGCCGAACAGCGGCTTCCGGGAGATCGCGTGGTCGACATCGACCGGCACGTCGATGCCGTCGGCCGCGAACCGCGCCACCAGCCGCTCGGGCTCGAACACGTACCGCCGCCCGTCCCGCGTGGTGATCTCGCCGCGCGGCGCGACCCGGACCCAACCGGCGTCGTCGACCGCGCCGGCCGCCAACGCGGCGCCGTCGAGCGTGACGACGCCGAGGGCGACGTCGGGCGGAACAGAGGGGGTTGCGTGCCGGGGTGCCATGGGTGCACGCTACCGGCGCACCCCAAATCCCGGGCCGCTGACAGGTGTCAGCAGCCTATTTAATCGGCGGCGGCCGACACCCTGACTTCGTCTCGAATGGCGAGGATAGGCAGGGGGAATGCTGCGCCTCGAAACGCTGAGGTGTCCGAAGCATGACGGAATCGAGTCGTCCCCATAATGACAGGCCAATAGCCGAGCCGGCGGAGGATAGGTTTGGTATTGATCCGTTCGCGCAGGCGTTGGCTAGCAGTATCAGAAATATCAAGTCACCCGACGGGACTGTGATCGCGCTCAATGGCCCGTGGGGTTCCGGCAAGAGCAGCGCGGTAAATCTCGTGCTCCATCATCTTAAAGACGTCACCGAAAAGGGTGATCTGGCGGTTGTCAATTTTGCTTGCTGGTGGTTCAGAGGCGAAGATGCCCTCGCTCTCGCATTCTTTCGCGAACTCTACGCCGGGATAGGCCAGACTCTTGGAGACAAGTTCAAGAAGGCGCTTCACAATATGGGCGTGCGCCTCTTGAAGGCTGGGTCGATCGTCAGCGCTGGAGCTGACCTCGTTGGAGCAAAGGCCGGTGTTGGCACCCTTGCGTCGAGCGCAATGTCATGGGTATCAGACTTCATCAAGGCGGATGATACAGTCGAAAAGCTACAAGGAGAACTCACTAAGGCGCTCGCCGAGCAGAATAAGCGATTTCTGATCGTGATCGACGACATCGACCGACTCGCACCTGACGAGGCACTGCTTGTTTTTCGTCTCGTCAAGTCAGTTGGGCGGCTCCCGAACGTTGTGTATCTGCTTGTCTTTGACCGTGAGCTTGCAGAGGCGATCGTTTCTGAGCGCTATCCGTCCGAAGGACCGCATTATCTCGAAAAAATCATTCAGGCTGGATTCGACGTTCCTCGGCCGCGTCACGTCGACCTCACCAACGAGTTACTGCGACAGATCGAACTTATCTGCGGTTCGCCTCGTGAAGATGCGATAGTGCGGTTTATGAACGTCTTTTACGACGTGATTGCGCCTGAAATCACGACACCCCGCGATCTCATCCGAATTGCCAACGTTCTTTCCGTTACATGGCCTGCTGTCGGCAGCGAGGTTGATTGCGCCGATTTCGTCGGCCTGGAAGTAATGCGTCTGTTCCAGCCGTCGGTTTATCGGAACCTGCGCTCAAGCAAGGAAAAATTATGCGGGACCGGCGACAGGACTGGCCGTTCTGGTCGCGACCGCGCGGGCGAGATGAACGCGCTGTTTCTCGATATCGTACCAGAAAAGGACAGAGAACACGTGAAGCGGTCGTTGATGCGGCTGTTCCCGGGGCTCGAATCCGTCTGGGGTAACCTGAGCTATGGAGATGGCGCTGCCGCCACCTGGAGTCGTGACCGATTGGTCTGCTCTGAGGACCATTTCGACTCCTATTTCCGCTTTTCAATTGGCGATGATGTCCTTTCGCGAACGGAACTAGACGAACTCATTTCCAAGGCATCAGATGAGATATTCGTGAAGTCATCAATGCGGGCCGCGCTCGGCGTGAAACGGCGCGATGGCAGTACTAAAGCTAAGTTGATCTTGGATGAGCTGAACCTGCATGCTGCGAGAGTTGAGAAGAAGGATGTCGGCCCTTTGTTGAAGGCTCTCTTTGAAATTGCCGACGAGCTGGACGTTGAAGCCGATAGAGAGCGAGGCTTCTCGATCGGCGACAACGAATTGCGCATCCATTGGCTTCTGAGGAGCCTCACACGAGGCCGATTCGATCTTGCGACGCGCTCGAAGTTGTTTGCAGCCGCGTGCAGGACGGCAAGCCTGAGTTGGCTAGTCGATTTTGCTCAGTCTGCTTATACAGATTACCATCCACGAGAGGGCAAGGCACCGTCGGCCGAAGCCGACTGCCTGACAACGGAGCCAGATGCCGAGGCTTTACATGCTCTCGCATTGAAGCGAATCCGCGCAGCAAGCAGGTCAAGCGAGCTGGCATCGTCCAAGCGCCTAGCGTATCTCATGTTCCGCTGGCGCGAGCTTGCCGCTGATGAGGGGCAGCAAGTCAAGAGGTGGGCGAAAAAGCAGCTCAAAGACGATGCAATGGTCGCAATCTTTGCCAAGGCGTTTACTTCTCATTCGTGGACCCAAGGCGCCGGCGATGCGGTGGCCAGGCGGCATACAGTCGCGAGCGTGGGCTCACTGGACAAGGTACTTGACCGCGATCAACTCCGCAGGCGCGTCGAAGAAATAGCGGCGGAAGGCGCTACAGACGATGCCGCGATAGCGGTGATGGACTTCCTGACGGCTTGGAAGAAGAAAGACGCAGATAACGATCACTAGCCGTCGCGTTCTATTCCGGCCATCCCGAACATGATCGATGCCCCGTCCCGCCCCGTAGAAGGGGGCGTAGAAGCCGTTTCGAGGTCGGGCGGGCCGAGATGCCCCGGAGGGCGGCGGCGCATCAGCGGGCTTCCCACGGGCTCGCCATCAGGATCGAGCGCCCGTTGCGGATCCGAGCCGCGAGGAATATGTTTGGAGGTGCGGGGAAATTGGCGCTCCGGCGCCGCCGTCCCGGTCCTGATGCGTCTCGACCAGAGGGGGTTACGGCCCTCCCCCGCATTCTCATCCCACGCGATCGGCATCGGCGAGCGCCTTGGCCAGATAGCGCTGTGGCACCTGGAACAGCGTGACGACCCCGCAGCGATCGCCGGGGACTTCCGCCAGGACGAGCATCATCGTCCGGCCTGCGACCTCGCCGACGACGAGATAGCGTCCGTCGTGCCGCCGTCGGTAGATCGCTCCGCTTTCGACCATCTCCTGCAAGCGTGACCACACCCAGTCCGGGTAATGGTGGGCGGGAGAGTGCCCGACCGCCGCGTCCGTGATCGTGACCGCCGGGTTCGTCACTCCGAGCTTCGCCGCAACGTCGTCGGACAGCCGCGCGACTGGCACCGGACTGTGCGACCACGGAGCGGCAGCCTCGATCGCCGTGCGGCTCGCTCCAGCCTGCTGCAGCGCCGCGCGCCGCGCGCCTTGCTCCTGCGCCCGCCATAGGAACGAGCGAAACCCCTCGCTGTCGGTCAGCCTCTCGATACGGCCGCGGGCGAGGTCGAGCGGCGTCGCGTCCACCTGGTCGGCGAGGATGCGCCCGAGCGTGCGGCCGCGGCCGATGCCGGGATTGGTCTGCCAGCCGGGGTCGATGCCGACCGGCACCTCGGCGCGCTCGCCGGTGCGCCGGTTGACGAAGGTGCGCGTGACGGTCGGTGGCGGCTCGTCCGTGTAGCTGATCGCGCCCGGCGCATCGCTCGCCGGCCGGGACAGATAGTCGTCGCGCTCCTCGGCCGTGATCGACCGCACGGAGCATTTGCAGCCCCAACCGTTCGGCGGGAAGTGGCTCGACCAGAACGGATGGTCGACCGGCAGGATGGTGCCGACCCAGCGCAGGTGATCGGGCCGCTTCCGTTCGGACACCGAGCGCACGTAGAGCAGATAGGGCAGCGCCCGCTTGGTCCGCTGGATGCGGTCCCATTGGCCTGCGGCACGCGCCGCCCGCATGTTCGCCCAGAACGTCGTCTGCAGGCGGCGTGGCGCCGAGAAGTCGACCGGCTTGGTCCGCCAGCGGCCCTCCGGGTCCTCGACCTGGCGCGGCCCCCACCACCCGCGCGGCGAGAGGCGCTTCTGCATCTCTTCGCGGAAATGCTCGAAGCCCCAGCCCTCGACGATCGCCTTGTCGATCGAAGCCTGGAATTGCGCCAAGACCTTCGCCTCGGTGACGCCGGCGACCGTGAAGGCGTGGGCGTGCTCCTCGCCCCACACGTCGAGCCAGGAGAATTTCGGCGTGAGGCTCTTGTCGCGGAAGAACGACAGCACCTCGGGCGGCGCCGCCATGCCGCGCTCGATGGTGCCGGCCAGCGCCGCGATCAGGCCGAGGACCTGGCGGCGCGTCGGCCGCATCATCGAAAGCCCCTCAATCCGTGGCGTCGCCGAGGCCGCGGGCGATCGCCGTCAGCCGCGCCAGGCGCTCGGCGAGCTTGCTGCCGTCGATCCGGCCGGACGCCTCGGCCAGCAGGGCCTGCAGCTCGTCGAAGGAATGCGCACGAGCGAGCGCCTGGCGCAGCGGCGCCAGCAGCGGATCGGCGAGTTCCTCCCAGTCTGCGAGCTGCTCCTCGAGGAGCTGGTCGAGCTCGGCCTCGACGTCGACGCCGGTGCGGGGATCGGCCGCGAGCGCACTGGTGCCCGCCTCGGTGCGCGCGGGCCGGCACGACGGGCACGCGCAGCCGCCGTGATGCGCCGACGCGATCGCCGGCCGAGCCGGCTGCCGACTGCCGGCGCCAGTGCGCACCTCGATCGGCCCGGCCGGGGCCGCCGCCGGCGGCGTCAGCAGATCCTCGCCCGCAGCCGGCTCCGACAGGCCGAGCTTTCCGCGCAGCTCCTTCTGCGACACCTTCAGGCCGAGCGGGACGAGCTTCTCCACGGCGTTCGCGAGCGCCGCCGTGTCCTCCGGCTCGGCGACCGGCATCTCGATCGACGGGTACGCCGCCTGCGGCCCGAAGTTCATGGCCACGAACAGCCGCACCAGCTGGCTGTTGGCCGTGTGGGCGAGCTGGCCGCAGTCGGCCCGCTGGATGTCGAGCCGCACCTGGTTGTGCACCTTCGCCTGGGCGAGGCTCGCGCCCTTGTCGGCCGTCATGGTCTGGCCGACGACCAGCTTGGAGATGTTGCGGTCGAGATAGTCGACGAGCTTCTCGAAGCTCGAGCCCTCCAGCGCCTTGCGCTCGATGAACTCGATCTCCATTCCCTGCGGGATGATGGCGGCCGCGTCCGACGAGAAGCCGGCGACGGCGCGCAGCAGCGTCTTCTTGTCGGCCTCGCTCGCGCCCGAGTGATACTTGCCGAGGCGCAGCGGCATGCCGAACACCTCGCAGAAGGCGGCCCAATCCTTCAGGGTGAACTGCTGGATCAGGAACGCCCAGGCGGCGGCGCGCGCAAAACCGCGACGGATCGGGATGCCGGTCTTGGCCCGTGGCGCGTGGACGATGAACTTCGCCTTCGGCAGGGGCACGCCGTCGAGATTTCCGTCGACCGCGAGCCGCAGCTCGGTCATCGACAGCCGGTCGAACTGGAAGAAGCGCGGATCGCGCCAGCGATAGGCGACGGGCCGCAAGAGGCCGGCCTCGTATTCCCAGATCGGCTCGACCACGGCGAAGCCCTTGGCGATGCCGTCGGTGAGCGCGCCCATGGCGTCGAGGAAGCCCGGATCGGCGATCAGCTCGTGCACGGCGTCGGCGATCTTGGCCGGCACGCCGTCCGGCACCTGCAGCGAGATCTCGGTGCCCTCGATCGCCAGCCGCCGCGTCTGCACCTGGCTCGCATAGTGGAGGTAGCGCTCCTCCATCTCCTCGGCGAGCGTGAGATAGGCCCGGATCTCGCCGATGGTGGCGCGCTTGAGCACAGCCGCGAGGCCCTCCGGCGTCAGGCCGGACGCGACCGCATCGGCCAGCACCGAGCGGGCGCCGCCGAAGGTCGCGGTCGCCACCTCCTGCGACAGCAGCGAGGTGTCGATCGGCTCGCCATCCGGGCCGAGGATCGGCTTTCGCGGGGTCACCACAGCGCACGCCCTCCCGTATCGTCCGCCACCACCTGGTCGAGCCAGGCGTCGCTATCGTCCGCCAGCGCGGAGGCCGGCACGTAGCCATAAGCTCCGACCTCGGCGTCCATGGCGGCGTTCGCCAGCACCAGCGCGATCGCGTAGTCGCCGTGGCGCTGGCCGCCGTCGGTGCCGGTCGTGTGGGCGTCGTCCGGCACCTTCGGCACGCCGCGCACCATGCGGATCTGGCGCAGATCGTCCTTGTGGTCGCCGTCGCGCGGGATCGCGATGGTGCGGTCCTCGAAGCGGCGCTTCAGCGGCGGCACGTTGGCGATGTACCAGGGCTGCGACGGCATCACGGCCTCGATCGCCAGCGCGCCGTAGCGCTGCACGGCGTACTCGGCGAGCGCCTGGCCGTTGCCGCGGGCGTCGTGCTTGCCGGCGCCGAAGCGCGGCAGCCGGTCGACGACATGGAACAGGATGCGCTCCTGCTCGCGGAACGGCACGTTGCGCAGCTCGATCACGAAAGGCGTCCGCCGCACCAGGTCGCGGCCTTCCGACAGCGGCACCATGACGGAGAGGTCGCCCGAGCGCGCAAAATCCCAGCCGTAGCCGTGGCGCACCCGCACATCGAGCGCCGCCAGCACGGGCGCGAGCGCGTCCTCGATCCAGGCGTCGACGAAGCTGGCGCGCTCGGCGTCGGGCTTCAGCTCGAAGCCCTTCGGGCAGGCGAGCCGCAGCACCGGCGCGCCCGCCGTCATGCAGGCCTCGATCAGCGCGCCGGTGAGATAGACTCCGGAGCCCTGCGCCGGGATGCAGTCCAGTTCCTCGGCGGCGCCTGAGCCGTAGAAGCCGCGGATGTCGGCCCGGAAGGTCGCCTCGGCCTCCGGCGACCAGGTCTTGCCGGTGACCAGGCAGATGCGCTGATAGAGGCCCTGTTCGAGCGCGTCGTCGAAGGTGCAGCGCACGACGGCGCCCGGCCGGCGCTTCTCGCGGATCTCCTGGATCAGCGTGTTGAACGGGTTGTCGACGCCGTTGTGGGTGGAGATCACCAGCACCTTGCCGCCCCAGATCAGCAGCGCGATCGCGGCCTTCAGCAGTTCGTCGGCCTCGTCGTGGAAGGCGAACTCGTCGAGGATCACGTAGCCCTGGCGGCCGCGCAAGCTACGCGGGCGCGACGACAGCGCGACGATCTCGAAGCCGCTGGCGAAGCTGATCCGGAAGGCCTGGATGGCCCGGTCGGCGCCCTTGTCGTCCTGCTCGTGGAACAGGAACTCCTGCACGGCCGAACAGGCCGGCGAGAAGGCGCGCGCCCACATGGCGCAGGTGTCGATGAACTCGCGCGCCATGTCGAGATTGTAGCCGAGATAGAGCACGTCCATGCCGCCGGCGCTCTTCTGGCTCCCGGCTGTCAGCACCGCATCGGCGCCGATCCCCCAGGTCGCCCCGATGCGGCGGGACTTGTCGACGACGACGAGCTGCGTCCGCGCCGTCGCGGCGAGCAGCTCGCGCTGATACGGGAGCAGCACGGCCGGCAGGCTCTCGCCCTGCAGCGCGGGCGGCAGCGCGGCTAGCATCTCGTGCCGGTGCTGGGCCCAGTCCTCGGGAGTGACGAAGGGGGCAGTCATAGGGCGCACCCCTTCACAGGCGATTGTTTGCGCGCTTCTATCTCGGTTCCGCCGAGATGCTGGAGGGGGCAATGAGTATCGAACGCTGGAACGCGAGTGTCCTGTGCGCTGCCGTCGGGATCATCGGTTTCGTCGGCGGCTTTGCCTATGGAATCGAATTTCGCCGAGTCGACCTGGACTGGCTCCAGAGATGGCAAACATTGATCAGCGCAATTGTGGCGCTCGGTGCGGCGACGACGGCATTCTTCATGACCCGTCAGACGCACCGAATAACCGTGCTGATCAAGGAGCAGGAGAGAATTGACAAAATCCTCCCGGTCGTTGCGCCGGTCGCGCATGATCTTGGGGCGCTGCATCTGAAGCTCAAAGAACAGATAAATTCTCTTCAAGGGATGTGCGCAATCTTTCGTGACACTTTTGATCTCACTGCGGGACTGCCCGTGAAAATCGACGAACAGGTCCTGTCGAAGTTTCCGACTGCCGACATTGAGACCGCTGACCTCCTCCGGCGTCTTCTGAAAGAACCGGCGCAGATCGCGGTGAAGTGGCTGCCACACCACGCGCCGATTGGAGCAGCTATTTTCACGATGAAGATGCAGTATTTGGTCAGAAATATCGGAGAGGCAGCGAGGTATCTGAATCGCAAGGTCCACAAGCTCAGTGCTCGTCGCAGTTCGGTCGAGAGGCAGCTCAGCAGGTACTTCGAAGATAGGCTGTAGCCTAGCCATTCGAGTGCCCCGACACTCCCAAAATCTTCGCCTTGATCGTCTCCACCGTTTCCGCCGAGAGCCCCTTGCTCGCCGCGACCGCATCCACGGCCTTCGCGGCCTTGACCTGGAACTCGGTCTCGATCTTGCGCCGCGTGTCGGTGCTGATCCGCTTCGCCTCCTCGGCGTGCTTCAGGGCGCGGGCCGTCATCATCAGCATCTCGGCCGTGGCTCCGTCGGCGGCGATCTCGCCGGCGTTGGAGAGCAACTCGTTCAAAAGCATCTTGATGCTCTCGGAGACGAGCAGCGTGACGGAATCGTCGCCGGCGGCTTCGAGCTTCGGGGCCAGCACGGCAGCGATCTCACGGGTCTCCTCCAGGCGGCGGCCCAGCACGGCGAGTCGGCAGGCAGTGCGGTTGAAGGCCGTGCGCGAGATCTGCGGCGGGTCCATCACGCCGTTGGTCAGCGCCGCGGCGCGCAGGCGCGCGTTGAACTCGTCGAGAATGTCGAGCTGGGTGCGCTTGCGCTCCTTCAGCTCCGAGAACGCCCACAACTTCGTCTCGTCGGCCCAGTCGGGCAGACGGTCGATGGCGGAGAGCTGACCGCGGCCTTCGGCCATCGTCCGGTCCTCAGAGGTCCGGTGCCGACATCGGCTTGACGCCGTCGAGCAGCGCGCGGCGCTCGACATGGTCCTCGCCGCGGCGGGTGAGGCAGGCGACCAGGACCGAGCCGGCCGACACGATGGCGACGGCGCCGAGCTGCTCCAGGTAGCGCATCTCGCCGTGCACCCAGTCGCGCGAGCGGCCGATGCCGAAGCTCTCCAGCGAGCGGCGCAGCAGCTCGGAATTCAGCCGCTTGTCCATCTCGCCGGCCAGCGTCCGCAGGATGATGAGGCGGGCCTCCTCGCGGACGATCCTGTCCATGATGCTCATCGTCACTTCGCCTGTTCGAGAAGAAAGTTCTGTAGCCGGGCAGAGGTCGCCGCCATCGGCCCGATGCGCTCCGTCAGGGCCTTGAGGTCGCCGCGCATCTCGGCGAGCGACAGCTCGAGCCGGTGGGTCGCGTCGCGGTCCGGCAGGCTCTCGATGCGTCCCTCGATCTGGGTCAGCCGCTTGTCGGCTTCGCCGAATTTTTGGCCGAGGGCCGCGAGCTGATCGGCGTTCGCCTTCCGGCGCTGGCTGACGATCGTGTAGACGAGGGTCGCGAGCGCCACCCCGGGCCCGGCGAGCGCGAGCAGAACGGTCTCCAGGGTCACTTCACGCCCTCACAGCTCGCACCGGCCGGTGCCTCGCCGGCGAGGCCGGCCCGCATGCAGTCCCAGTCGCGCCGGGCCGCGCCGATGATCGCGTTCGCCTTCTCGCGGCCTGCCTTTTCGCGCGCCGCGACCAGGAGGGCGTTCTCGCCCTTGCGGGCCCGAGCGACCTCGACCGGCTGCAGATAGGCGGGCGCCAGCGGGACCGCGGCCGTCGTCTCGGGCCTAACGACCGTCGAGGAGGCGCAGCCCGCGATCAGTGAGGCCGCAAGCGTCGTCGAGCAGGCGATCGCTGCGACGTGCAGCAGCCGAAGCGCCCGGGCGCGCGGCGCGCAGGCTCTCGATCTCGGATTGAAGGTCACGGTGTCGCTCCTGTGCGGCGGCGTCCTGGGCGGCCAGCTCGGCGGCCGTCCGGCGGGCGGACTCGGCGAGCGAGGTGGCGGCGGCGAGCTCGTTCTCCAGCTTCGCGACCCGGGCCTTGGCGGCGGCCGCGTCGCACTTCTGCTCGGCGGTCTGGTAGCCGGCGTCCCACACGGCCCAGACGAACCAGGCGAAGGCGATCGCGGCCGCGGCGCCGAGCAGCCAGCGCCAGCCGCCGCCGACGAGCCACGCGATGATCCGGGCGATGGTCATGCCGGCCCCCCGAAGGCGAGGTCGACGGCGGCCCAGTCGTCGACCTCGGCGCGCGCCTCGGCCGACCAGACGCGCTCGGCCTGGCGCCGCTGCCGCGCCGCCCACAGGGCATAGGCGGCGCCGCCGAGCGCGATGGCGATGCCGGCCAGGGTGAGCACCGTGAACACCAGGTCGACCGTCTTGTTGCTGCCGACCAGCGGCAGCAGCGACTCCTTGCCGCCGTTGACGGCCGCGGCGATGGCGCCGCCGCCGAGCGTGCCCTGGGTGGCGGCCTCGGCCGAGACCTTCGGCAGCGCCACGTCGGCGACCAGCGCCTTGGCGTCGCCGCCGATCTCGTGCACGGCCACGGGCTGCGGGCCGACCGAGCCGGTCGCCCAGGCCTGGCCGATCGCCTTGACGTTGGCGACCCGGCGGCCCCAGCCCTTGCCGAAGGCGTCCCAGGTGGAGAGCCGCTGCAGCATGCCGAGCCGGCGGGCGCAGATGTCCGCGATCAGGGCGTCGTGGTCGGGATGCGCCAGCGCGGCCGCGATCGTCGCCTCGCCCAGCTCGCCGTCGACGCGTTCCATGCCGAGCGCCCGCTGGAGCCACTTCGTCGACTGCGAGAAGCCGGAGTTCACGGCCCCGTCGAACACCACGAAGTCGACGCCGTCCGGCAGCCGGTCGCCCTGCACCTTGTCCCAGTACTGGCGCCGGTAGATCTCCAGCAGCTCCTCGCGGGTGAGCCGCCGCACGCTGCGAGGCTCCAGCCCCTTGGAGCGCCGGAAGCCGTCATAGACGCGCTGGATGATGCCCTTGTTGGTCGGGCCGCCCGGATCACGCGGATGATTGGAGTACCCGCCCTCGTAGACGAGCACCCGCTCCAGCGCCTTGGCGAAATTCTGCTTCATGTCCGGCCCCCGAGGACCGGACAGTGCGGTGATTAGGCGACACGCGAGCCCCTGACAGGGTCAGGACGTGCGCCGGCCGCTATGGCTATGTTAAGATTTCGATGATCAATCGAAAAGATGGCGTGTTATTTTGAACCGAAGGGTTACACCAAGCTCGTCGCGACCGTTATGTTCTTGTCGAACCAGCCGTGTAGGCGATGCACACTTTGCTCAGTCTGGCGGATCGGACGACCACTGTCCCTCGGTATCGGGGGAGATCAGGCTGGCGATTTCATTAAGAAGTGGTCGCAGAGTCTTGGAGTCAACTTGAGACATCGCAAAGGCGATATTGGACGACCAGTGACCGGGGCGATCCAGATTCGCAGCACGATTGCGAACGTCTTTTGCAGCGCGGTCGCGCGCTTCCTTGTCTGGCAGTCCTCCCGCCATCAGTTGCGAAGAAATCTCGGCCTTCAGCTTATCCACCGCGCCAGGATCATCAGCTAGCAAGGCAAGCACAGCGAGCCCGCATAATGAACGCTGCAAAATGGACCATGGAGTTTGGTGCTGACCCGCTTTAAACATCCATGAAAGCAGCATTCTCTGGCTGCAGGCGAAGACCTCTGTACACCCAAGTCGATGCGCGTCAGCCGCCGCTTCGAAAAAAATCTCGGTCATTCTGAACGTTTCGACAAAGCTTACAGTTTCTTTTTCTGTCGGAATCCACGACAAAACTGAAACAAGTCGAACAGCGGAACATTGCAGTTCGCTTTTGTAATAATTATTGCAGGCGGCCGCGTTCGATGCTGTGATGAGAATCTTGGTGATAGCCGTAATCCGGTGAATTATATCAAATGCAAAATGAGATCGCTTCTCGATGGCTCGGAGAAGAACTTCTCGCTCAGTTTCGCTTATGTCATCCGCCCATTCCCTTAGATTGGCAATTGCCTTGCGCGCATCGGCATCGTTGGGTGGCGCTTCCATGACAGTGTTAACGAAGTGAGACAGGCGCTCGACTAGGCCTTGTGCGCTGGCTGCGGAGTAGTATGGCGCCAAATATGTGCTCGCGACGTTGAATAGTGGCGTGTCCGGTATCGTGAGGAAATATTTCGCGAGCGATGCCATAGTCGATCGAATCTGCCGCTCTGCATATCCAACCTCGCAGGAGCGTGTGCGTAGAAGATCAGAACTGAGGCGAGCTAATTGCTCAACTCCCGTGAGAGAGACAGCTCGATACTCCTCACGTACTGCGCCGGCACTTGAAATTGCGCCAATCTTTTGCGTCAGAGCTACTATTCCGATAGGCCCCTCGCTGACTAGCAGCATATCAGCGCACTTCCCCATAAGCCGCACGCCCTCCATCAAAACGTCTGGCATGCCGTGCGGAACAATACGCTCAACTTCGGCTGCTAAATACGTCGTCGCTAAATGCGCGTGAGTTTTCGATGCATCGGCGCTCGCATAATCTATCTTCAGGTAGACGCCGACTAGTGCTGTTAAGCAACGAAACGCCTGCTCAATCTGCTGTTCGTCTCCGCGCGAAATTCCGGCCCGAATTGTCTGCCGAAATTGCTCTAGCGTCTCGTTTATAAACTCATCGGAAGTATATGGATTGTCAAAAAGCAGCTGATGAGCAAAAAACGTTTTTCCCTTCGCCTCGATGTAAACTGCATTAATCGCAACGATTATGTTCAGAGCGGCGGCACTGACCTCCTGATCGCCTTGTTCGGAATAGCGTCGAGCGAACGATGTTGCATATTTGACACCTTGTAAGGCGCTTTCCGCCCAGCCGGGATTGACTTGAAAGTAGGTGAGGCGGGCAACGTCGCGTTGCGGTTGCTCGGAACTCATCTCCGTCCGATCGGATGTGTCTTGAAGACGAAGTAACGGTTCAGCTCGTTTGGCGCGGCGAACCCACGAGCGCAGTTCGCGCTGAGTGCGGCGAAGCACCGAATTGAGCTGCTGGATAGGATTAATTAGATATAATGCGCGCCGATAACTATAAAGAAAAAGAACGAGAATCAATATAGTCCCCCAAAATCCGGCGACGAGCGCAACCCCAATCCACTGGTGATCGGGTATCAAGCAAAGACTGGTGACAGTCACTGCCAAGAGAAATGTGAAGGAAAATGCGCTTAAAAGCTTTCGGTCCGAGCTGAGCATCCGAAATAATCCATGAGGCATTCTCTCGATATTCACCTGCATTGCAAATAGAACAAGCGATGAGACGATGGCGGCCGCTCCGATGAGTGAGCCACCAAGCTGCACAAAAAACGCTCGAAGCGCTGCGATTTGCGTTTCTGCCCGGAAGTAAGGGGTCAGCGCTTCCTGGAGGGGGGATATCAAAAGGAAACTAAACGCGATTAGCAAAAGGAGGGTGCCGACCGCAGCGGTAGAGCCGTATCGCTTCTTCCAGATGAAATATCGATAGCGCGCCACTCCCATTCGCCTCCAAAGAATTGCTCTGAGGCGGCGCAATTTCTCAGCCACTTCTATCCTTCTTTGCTTCAAGCGCCGAAGCGCCTCCCGCATACGAGTGCTAACTCTTCCGACCACCGAATTCCGGAGCCATTTGGAGCATTTCAATGCGAATTTTGGCCCGCGAGTTGGACGCGAGTGAGATGGACTGTGTGGAAAGATTTTTGCGGCCATTGCTCTTCCCTCGGTTGTTGCGAGGAAAGCGATCAAATGCCCGAAAAGCAAGAAGTCTTGGAAGCGGGCGAGCAACACGATCGCCAGGCAGAAGATTAATGTCGATCCGGCTATGGCGCCTAGAATTATTCCGTGTCAGAACAGCCGCCCCTGCCTGTCATCGCAGCCGCGCCTGGAACGTCGTCGCATTCGATACGCACTCCGCTCCGTCATCCCGGCCGCTCTGGCCGCCTCGGCGGCCGAGGCGCCGCGGGCGAGCGCCTGCGCCATGACGCGGCGGGCGTTGGCGGCGCGGCCGAGCGGGACCTCGACATAGACGCCGCGGGGGCGGTTGGTGCCCTGGCGGAAATGGATGCAGATCGCGTCGGCGGCCTTGCGGCCGACGCAGCGGGTGAGCCAGTGGTCGTCGTCGGCCTGGGCCGGGATGCGGACGCGGGTGCCGCCGCGGGCGGCCGCGAGCGCCAGCGCCGCGTCGAGGCCGGCAACCTCGGCGATCTCGGCGAGCAGCCCGGGCAGCCAGGAGTAGCTCATGGCACCGCGGCCTCCCTCGCCGGAGGGAGCGCGAGGACCGGGACGGCTGCCGCGGCCGGAGCGCCGGCGGCGTTCACTAGCTCCCGCACGGCCGCCTCGTGAGGGGCGAGCAGCGACAGGAGCATGGAGGCCTGGCCGACCAACTCGGCGCTCGCGCGCAGCTCCGCCAGCGTCACGCCGAGGCGGTCGTTCGGGTAGCGGGCCAAAAACTCCTCGACGCCGTGGTTCGCCAGCACCTCGCGGTTCGCGTAGACCCGCAGCTCGAAGGCGAGCGTGGCGAAGGAGGCGGACGGCATCACCAGGCGGCTCACATCCAGTCTCCCGAGAGCGCGTCGATCGTGGCCTGGTCGAGCCGCGCCGCGGCGAGCGGCACGCCGTCGCGGCCCAGCGCCGCCAGCACCACGCTCTTGGCATCGGCCGAGATCATCACGGCGGCGGCCGCGCGGAGGCCGTCCCGGGGCCTCGGCGACAGCTCGACCGTGACGGTGAGGCCGCCATGCGGGCGGGCGTCTAGGGCGTCTCGGACCGCCGCCGCGACGAGCCGCCGGGCGCGCGCGTCGAGCGTCGCACGGGCGCTGCTGGCCCAGCCGCGCAGGAGGACGAGCGTGTCGGTCCCGCGCGGGACGACGTCCACGGTCGGCTCGTCGGCGGGCAGGCGGAGGGCGGCGTCCGTCATGGCGTTGCCCTCGCCGGCGTGGCCTTGGCGGCGATCGCCTTGCGCAGCTTGCGGCCGAGGGCGGCCTGGACGGCCGCATAGTCGTCGCCGTCGAACCACACCCAGCCCTGCTTGGCGGCGACCGTGAAGGCGTAGCGCTCCAGGTCGTGCAGCGGCTTGTCGGCGAGGAACAGGCGCACGGCACCGAGCTGCACCAGGCGCATCCACTGCGCCGTGAGGACGGCGCGTTTGAGATCGAGCGGATCGGCCTCACGGCCGGGCCAGACGATGCCGCTCTCGCGGGCGATCCAGCTCTTGAGCGCCTCGATCACGGCGGCCGCGTCGCGAGCGTCGCGCAGCCACCGCGTGTGGATGATGCCGGTCTGGCGGGCGACGAAGGACACCAGCGCCGCATCGCTGCGGTCGCGCACGATGCCGAGGTCCCAGGCCGCGATCCACAGCGCCCGCAGCTTGGCCGCATAGGTGCCGTCGAGCCGCAACGGGCCGGCGGCCGCGCCACCCGGCGCCGCGGCCCGCGGCAGGGTGTCCGGCAACCCGGACTCGAAGCCGCTTCGAGCCTGCCCCGAAAGCCCCTTCAAGCGGTCGATGACGCGGGCCGCCTGGGCCGTGGACAGCGCCTTGGCGGAGCGAAGCCCGGTCTCGATCTCCAGGAGGCCGCGATAGGCCGCGTCGTCGAGATCGAGGCGCGACTTCAGGGCGTGAATGGCGCCGATCTGCTTCGAGGTGGCCGGCCCGGCGGTGTGCGGCACTGCGGTCATCGAACGATCTCCCCCTCGATCTCGGCGGCCGGGCGCGAAAGGTCGAGCTTCAGCTCGCCGCGCGCGACCATGCCGCGCAGCTCGCCTTCGAGCGCGTCGGCGAGCCCGGTGCTGGTGCAGGTCACGTCCACCGAGACGGTCGCGTCGGCCCGCCCGATCGACACCGAGACGGCATTCGCGGTCGTCATGCGGCGGCCTCGGCCATCTGCAACGGCTCGACCACGAAGTCCTCGCCGGCCGAGCCGATCGATACGCCGACGATGCTCTTGGCGAGCGCCGGCTCGCGCAGCATCGCCTCCTTGTCGATCTCCTCCTTGGTGCGCACGAAGCGGGTCAGGCCCAGCGCCTTCACACGGCCGATGATCTCGTCCACCTTGTCGCGCAGCGTGACGCTGGCCGGCCGGGCCCGCCAAGCCGCCGTGCCGGTCTCGAACGTCACGGTCTTGCGCTTGAACTGATCGGTGAGACGGGAGCGGTTCGCCTCGCAGAAGGTGCGCAGGCCTTCCGTCTCGGCCCTCAGGCGGGCACGCAGCGGCGCCGACGTGGCATTGACCTCGGCGGCGATCGCCGCGACCTGGTCCTCGCCGCGGCCCTTGATGCGCTCCAGCTCTCGCATCAGCTCGCCGATGCGGGCGACGGCCGCCGCCGCCTCGACGTCACTCTGCGGCACCGGCATTTGCGGGGCCGCGATCTTGGTGCGCTTCGCCATGGGTCTCGTCCTTCGGTTCGGAGGCTGTGTCGGGGTCGGCGTACTCGTAGCCGAGGCCCTGGAGGGCCTCGGCGATGGCATCGCCGAGGGCGCGTACCGAGGCCGCGATCTCGGACGCACGCTGGGGCGGTTGCGGGAGGCTGGGCTGGCGGCGCAGCCGCTCGAACTCGTCGAGCAGCGCGAGGAGCTGGTAGGTGCCGCCCGCCACCTCTTCGAGGGCGACGGCGCGGGCCGCGACGGCGACGACCTCGTCGACCGAGAGGTCGGTCGCGGCGCGCCAGGGATCGGCGGCCGCCATCACGGCTCGCGCCGCCTCCACGGCATCGGCGTCCTGCCAGCGGTCGGCGGTGGCGAGCTCGTCCAGCACGATCTGGCGGGCGGTCGCGAACCGCGCGGCGAAGTCGGGATCGCTGTCGCGCAGCGCCCGGCCGCGCGCGACGCCGTGCATGATGGAGGTGTGATCGCGGTCGCCGAGAAGCCGGCCGATCGCCGCGAAGGTGTATCCGGTCATCTCACTGGCCAGCAGACAGACGGCATGGCGCGGCACCGCGATGTCGGCGGTGCGCCGATTGCTCCGGACCTTGTGGGCGGCGACGTTCCACGCCAGCCCGACGGCCCGCAGGATCATGCGGATGCTGACCGTGCCGTCGCTCATGCCGCGTCTCCGCCGAACGGCACCTCGACACAGCCGGTGGCGAGCCGGTGCGGCTTCGGGAACAGGACGACGTTGGGGACCTCGCCCCGCGCGACCGCGAGCAGCGTGTCGAGCTGCGCGGTCGTGAACGCCAGCTGGGGCACGGCCGCCTCGATCCGTTCGGACAGGAGCGACCGGGCCGCGTCGTCGAGCAGCGCGGTCCGGGCCTCTCTCAGCTCCGCCTCGAGCCGCTCGGCCTCGTCGGCGCAGCCGTGCAGGAGCGCCTCGAACGCCTCCATGCCGTCGGGCGTGAACGCGTGGACGCCGTTGCGGATCGACGTGAACCAATGGGCGAGGCGAAGCAGGTTCTCGGACAGCGGGGGTGCGGGGATCATCCGGCCTCTCCCTTGATGCGCGAGTGCCGGCAGCCGGCCCGGCAGGCACGATAGAGGCGCGCCCGGACCGAGGACGTGGCGGCGAAGCCGAGCCTCTGCTGATCGAGGCAATGGTCGCGGGCGATCTCGCCCAGCACGGGGCAGTCCACGGTCGCGCCCATGAGGGCGCCCGAGACGCGGGCCTCGACCGCCGCGTAATCGCCCTTGTAGGAACGCGACAGCACGGCCGAGACGACGGGGGCCGAGTAGCCGATGCGGCTCGCGGCGGTGCTCTGCGACGTTCGCGTCGCCTCCTCGGCGAGCGCCTCGACCCAGGCCGGCAATTCCACGCCCCAGGCCTCGGCCGCCTTCTCGATCGGGGTCTTCGCGGGCTGCTTCACGCGGAGACCTCCTCGGCCTGCACGGGACCGCCCACGACCGCGCCGCGGTTCGGGTCGAACACGACATGAGCGCGCAGGATCTGCGGCGCCTTCGGGCCCGTGTTCATGCTGGGCTTGAGCTTCCAGACGGCCGGCTTCCCGGGGGCGCCCGGCACCACGGCCGTGATGTAGCCGGCCGCGGAGAGGCGCTTGAGATAGCTGCGCGCCGTGATCTCCTCGATCGCCAGCTCGTCGGTCGACGCGGCGAGGATCAGCTCCGCATAGGTGAACTGGCCGAGCTGGCGGATCGCACACCACAGCTGCGCCTGCGCCGAGGGCGGCGCCGCGGTGCCGTTGCGCCGCAGCCGCGGCGTCGCGGCAGGGCTCTGCGCGAGGCGATAGCGCGGCGCCCGCTCGCCGCCGGCGTGGCGCGCGATGCCGGCCTTCACCAGTCGCCCGACGAAGTCGTGAACGCTGGCGCGGTGCGCGTTGCTCTCCCCGACCACCTCGCCGGCCGTCCACGGGCCGGCCTTGTCGAGCGTCCGGATCACGGCCCAGTAGTGATCGTGTCCGCGGGGGATCACGAGCGGGACCGTGTGCGCCGTGGGTGCCGGTGTGACGCGCTTGCCCATCACGCGCTCCAGCGGCCGGCGTCGACGGTGCGGGGCGCCGGCGCCCGCGAGGTGTAGAAGGCGGTTCCGCCCCAGGCGGCGCGATCTACCGCAGTGAGGCCGCGATTGCGGGCCAGCTCGCCGACGCGCGAGAGGTTGACGACGATGCGGCGCGCCCGGCCCTCGGACTGCCTCCGGATGTCGTCGAGCAGGTCCGCCGCCACGGAGACGCGCGGGCACAGCGCCCTGGCGAGCGCCGTCGTGTCGTCGAGATCGCAGGGCTGGGCCGGCATCCAGTCGAGGACGCGATTGTGGATGCGCTCGTGCTGGACGAGCTTGGCTGGAAGCCGCTCCTCGCCGATCAGGATGACGGGGCAGCCGGCGACGTCGCCGATCTCGCGGACGAGCTCGACCATGCCCTTGTCCACCAGCTTGTCCGCCTCGTCGACGATCAGCGGGCGCCGCGGGTCGTCGCCGAGCAGCGCCTTGGCCTGGTCGGCCATGTCGCTGATGGTGCCGCGCGCCTGCACGCCCAGCTCGAACAGCAGCGACTTCAGGAAGGTCTTGCGCGTCCAGGACTCGCCGACCTCGACCCGCACGGCGCGGGTGCGGTTCTGCGCATAGATCGAGGCGTAGGTCTTGCCGTAGCCCGAGGGCCCGTGGCAGACGCCGAAGCCCGGCAGATGCGGCTCCCGCTCGATCAACCGCATGGTCAGCGCCATGAAGTTCGCCACGTTCTTGAGTGGCACTTGCCCGCTTGGGCCATGACCCTTGACGCCGTTCTGTGCGGTGGTCATCTTTCTCCCTCGTCCATCTTCAGACTGACTGCCCCGTCGCGTCGTGCCAGGACGCGGCGGGGCTCTTCGTTTCGGCGGGCTGCGCCATCGGGTCGCCATAGGTCATGGCGAAGCCCTTGAACTCCGGGCCGGCGCGATAGCCGCCGAGCCACATCGCCTCGTCGGCCGGCACCGGCTCGCCGGCGGCGATGCGGGCGATCAGATCGAGGGCGCGCTTCCAGCGCTGGTGCGGCGTCTCCTCGCTGCGCAGCGGCCGCACCACCTGGTCCTCGGCGATCAGCTTCGCCTGCATGGCCAGCACGTCGGCTGACGGGGTCGGCGGCTCGATCGGGCGCGGCGCCATGGCGTCACGGGCCGCAGTGATCGCCGGCGTCTCGTGAGCCTCGCTGCGCTTCGGAAGCGTGATCACGTTGCTGGCCGCTGCCGCGGCACTCGCCTTGTCGCGCTCGGCGACCGTCAGCACGCGCTCGATCAGCGCCGGCCCCTTGGTGATGTCCCTGATGACCTTGCGGGCCTCGCGGGTCGCGTCCGAGATGATCTCGGCCTGCGCGGCACGCTTCGCCGCCATCAGCGCGGCCGGGTCGATGCCGGCCAGCTCGGGGCACAGGCCCTCGCCGACGAAGCGGCCGTCGTCGGCATCGAAGGCGTAGATGCGTCCGGCGTCGACCGGGTCCATGCGGACCAGCACGCGGTCGCCCGGCAGGGCCTCCATGACCACGTAGTGGAAGCCGTCCACCCGCACGCCGAGCTTGGTCACCTCGCGGAAGCCGTCGCCGCCGGCGACTGGCATCAGCAGCAGGTCGAGGGCGCGCGGATCGACGGTGCGGACCGGCCGCTTCGAGGCGGCGGCGGCGAGACGCGGCGAGGTCTTCAGCGCGGCGTGCTCGCGCTCCGCATAGACGGTCTCGACCCAGCGGTCGACGACGGCCTGCAGCGCCGCCCCGGTGAGGCTCACGCCGAAGGCTTCGGCCGCGTCCTCGCCGAGGCGCTCGGCGAAGCTCTTGCGATCCTCGATCGCCTTGCGATCCGCCACCGAGTGGCCGACGAAGCCCGGCAGCAGCGTCGCGCAATCGTGCTGGAAGGTCTTGATGACGCGCTCGACGAAGGCCTTCTGCTGCGGCTGGTACGGGTCCGACAGCTCCATCTCGATGCCGAGCGAGGCGAACAGGCGCTGCGTGTCGCGGGCGACGAAGTCGGAGCCGTTGTCGGTCTTGATCTTGTCGGGCACGCCCCAGGCGATGATCGCCTTGCGGATCAGCAGCGCGACGGCGCTCGCCCGCGGGGTGCGCGAGACGTACAGCACGGTGCGCCGCGTCGCGATGTCGATCGCCGCGTAGATCGTGTGCCGGCCGTCGACGCAGAGCGCATCGACGGGCGAGGCGTCGATCATCCACAGCGTGTTCGGCTCGACGACCCAGCGATAGGTGCCGACGCCGGACGGGGCCATGATCGAGCGGTAGCGGTCCGGGTTCGACAGCTTGGTGAGGGCGACGTGCTCGTCCTGCTTCAGCCTGGCGACGACGTGCTGGATGGTGCGCACCGGCGGCACCGGCACGGCCTTGCCGTTGCAATCGAGCGTGTCGCCGAACTCCGAACGGATCAACTGGCGCAGGTGCTGCGCCGAGAGGTGCGGGTTCTGCGCGATGAGCGCGAGCAGGAACGTGCGCACCCGCCCGCCGGCGGCCACATCGAGAACGCCCTTGCCCTTGCGGGCGGCGCCACGATCGACCGCGAGCGTCTCGGTGCGGCCGGCCGCCCGGGCGGCGCGCCAGCGCGCCAGCGTGCGCGGCGACAGCGCCGGGACGATCTCGCGGATCCACGGCTCGATCGCCAGCGAGCCGGCGTTGTAGGCGTCGACGAAGATCTTGGTGCGGGACGTCTCCGAGAGCCGCTGCCCGACGGAGAAGCCCCTGTAAGCCGTGACGATCGCGAGCCGCGCATCGCGCTCGATCGCGGCGCGGTCGGAGAGGTCCGTGCTCGGCGAGCGCGAGGCCGGACCGACGGCGGCCGGCGCCTGGGGCGCGAGGGCCTCGATCCGGCGATGGCGGCGCTCGTAGGCGATGCGGGCGAGCGGCGGCAGCAGCGCGATGTTGTATTCGAGACCTCCGCCGCGTCCGGCGCGGTTGCGCACATAGGCGGCGCTGTCGGCCCAGCCGGCGCGCTCGGCGAAGCGGATCATCGCGCTCTTGGTCGACGGCACGCCCGGCAGTTCCTGGCCGGCGATCTCCGCAGCGGTGAGCCACTCCTTCATCGCCGCGCCTTCCATGCCGCGTCGGCCGCCTCGATCTCGCGGTCGAGCCGCTCGCGCAGCTCCCGGGCCTTCTCACGCCGCAGGAGCGCCTCGTATTTCGCCTCGATCACGATCAGCCCGGCGGCGTCGAGGAGCGTGTTGAAGGGGCGCACGTCGCCCGTGACGACGGCCAGCGCGGCGAGCCGCTGCGCCGAGATCGCATGCGGCTTTTCGGGGGAGGCGTAGGCGTCGAGCATCGCCTTGGAGACGCGCTCGCCGAGATGCTCCGAGAGCGCAGTGGCCACCTCCTCGCGGGAGCGGCCGCACTCGTCGAGCGTCTTGGCGATCGCGCGGGAGAGCCGCCGCGCCGGGGTCCACGCCTTGACCTCGTCGGCCGCGAAGCGCGGCACCACGGGCGCCGGCTCGAAGTCGCGGAACAGATCGAGCGTGGAGGTGTCCCGGCGCGGGGCCATGACGTCACCGCTTGGTGGTCTGGGCACCGGCGCTGCGCTTGGAGAGCCACAGCGTGATGGCGTCGTGATGCGCCTCGAAGAACGCGTGCTGCTGCGCCTCCTTCAGCCGCGCGAAGCGATTGGACAGCTTCTCCCACGCGGCGGCGCGGGCCCGGGCCGGAGTTCTGTCGAGCGTCGCAATCGCCACCGCGACCGAGTCGATGCCCTGCTCGGGATCGAGCAGCAGCGCGGCGATGGCCTCCTGTCGTGTGCTCGTCTGCTGCGCGAGGGCGAGCAGGTCCGCCTGATGATCGGCGACCTGATGCAGCGCGAGCGCGGCGCGGACCCCCTTCTCGATGCCGGTCGCGATCTTCACGGCGACCTGGACGGAGCGCTCGGAGATGGCGAGCACCTCGGCCGCAGCCTTCGAGAAGCTCGCCGAGAAAATTCCCGCAGATTCTGCGGCAATTTCCTCGGCGCTCTTCCGGCCGCGTTTCGGCAGAGGGTTCGTCGCCTCGTAGATGTCCTTCCAGGCCGCGATGGCGACGCAGCGATCGAGCTCCGTCAGCCCGACCCTGTAAAAGTTCTCCTTGATCTCGCGGAGCCGGCGCGACGCCTCGTCGCCGTACTTCGCCGGATCCTTCACCTCCGCCGCGATGACGGTCCGACCCGCCTGCCTGTGGGCTTCGAGCCGATGCTTGCCGGTGATCAGCCGATAACCGTCGCCGGCTTCGACCACCTCGATCGCCGGCAACTCGTCGCCGGCGGCGATCTGCTCGGCGAAGGCTTCGATCCATTCGGGGCGGGTCGGCCGCAGCCGTCCGCTGGCGTCGATCTTTTCGATCTCGATAGTTTTGATGGTCATGTCCGCCGTTCTCAACGCGCTTCAAAAAGACCGGCGGACGCGCCGGGAGCGCGCCCGCCGGAGTTCGGACCAGCCGGTGCGGGGGCGTCCCCGCCATGCGGGTAGCCCCGCCGCCCCACCACAGACGGCCCGCGAAGGACCGGCGCGCAGGTGGCGCGCATCGCGGCCCGCGTCGGTTCGGGCCGACCGGGCTGTTCACAGGGAAGGCCGAACGCCGCGCGCGGCTCGTTCGGTGCGGTCGCGGCCTGGTTCGGCTGGCGCGGGGTGATGGCCTCCAGGATGACGGCCGACAGGGTGAGCCAGGCGCAGACGAGGCCAGCGATCACCACTCCGTGGACGTACAGCCGCTGTGCGGTGCTCGGCCCGATATCCATCGGCACGCGAAAGCCTGACATCCGGCGGCTCACGGCAGCCCTCGCGATGTCCAGCCCACGGGGGCGTTTTGACTGGTGGCGGCCGACCCGAGTCGGGTACGCTGCTGGGGAGAGACGGGTCTGGCGTCGTATCGCTCGGGCCACAGGACGGAGGGCTCGATCCCGAGCGCCGCCGCGATCGCTCGCTCGCCGCCGTAGTTGCGACGGCGCAGCGCGACCTTGCACGCACTCGGCTCGAGACCCGCGCCGCGGGCGATCCCGAGCAGGGTCATGCCGCGACGGTGCACCTCCGCCTTGATGGCATGACGATCCCAACGCCGTTTCCGCATCTCGGTCTCCGGAGCACCGGCCGCCCTCACGGCCGGTTTTTCTGGGTCGGCAAATCACTTGGGTGACGATAATCGCCATAGCGATAAATCGCAAGGCGGATTATCGCTTTAGTGGATTACACAGCGTGCCCCGCCCTCGCAAGCAACCGGCTCGTGAGCTTTCGCAATTTCATTTGCGATTGCAGGAGCTTGTTTCTGGATCGACGCAGGCCGACTTCGCCCGGCGGGCCGGCATCTCGCAGTCCGGCTTGAACAAGATCCTGGGCGGCGGCGACCCGAGCCTCGCCACGATAATCGCTTTGGCGAAGGCGGGGCGGGTCTCGCTGGAATGGCTGGTCGCAGGCGTCAATAAGCTTCAAGATACTGATATAATTGAGGATTTTTCGTTCGTCCGGCGCTACGACGTGCGGGCCAGTGCGGGTCCCGGCGCCTTAGTCCCGCTGGACGATCTCGACGGCACATCGCGATTCGTGGCGTTTCGCACCGAATGGCTGCGCCGGATCGGCCTGAATGCCCGGCAGGCCGAGGTCCTGATCGCGGTCGGCGACTCGATGGAGCCGACCATTCGGGACGGCGACCTTCTCCTGATCGACCGGGGCATCGACAGCGTCGTCGACAATGGGATCTACGTGCTGGTTCTCGGCGGGATGGTGCTGGTGAAGCGCATCCAGACGCGGCGCGACGGCAGCGCCGTGCTGAAGTCCGACAATCAGCACTACGACGACGAGGTCATCCCGGCTGCCGAGCTGCCCGAGCTGCGGGTCGAGGGACGCGTGAGATGGTACGGGCGGACGATCTGAGGCGCGTGATCGGGACCTTGATCGCTTTCGTCGGCGTCATAGGCGCGTCGGGTCCCGCCCTGGGCGCCGACTTGGTGCAGATCGTCCGGAGCATTCGGGACGCGGAGCGTACGGTCCGAGCCGGAATCGCAACGCACGATCGAGAGGCGCTCGCAGCGCCCCGCCGAGCCTTGCTCGCGAACCACGCGGCCATCATAGCCGCAACCAAGCCCGGCGAACTGGGGCGGATCTTCTGCGGCGTCGCCACCCAGACGCTGTTGAACATGATCTACGACATCGATCTGCCGCCGGACCGGGTTCGGGCCGCGCTCTTGGCCGACGACCGGGAGTATCGGCGGCAGATGGCGGACTGCGAACGCTCAGTGCGCTCGTCTGCCGGAACCCGTTGA